TGACGTCGAGTCTCGTGGGCTCGGAGATGTGTATAAGAGACAGGGGGAAGGGAAATCGGACTCGCTGAACTTCCAGAACCTTGGCAAGAGAAATCCCAAGCTGAAGACCATCCGCAAGGCGCTCGTCCCGGCACCGGGATATGTCTTCGTGGCCTGCGACAGCAGTCAGGTCGAGGCTCGGATGCTCGCCTACGAAGCCGGGCAGGACGACCTGCTTGACGCCTTCCGGCATGGCCGCGACGCCTATGCCGAGCTTGCCGAGAAGATGTCCGGCATCCCGGCGAAGACCATCCATGACGGCAACGAGGCCGGGGACCCTGAGTGCAAGAAGTACAGGACGGCCGCGAAGACGGCGATCCTGTCTGCGGGATACCAGACAGGGCACTCCAAATATTCTCATACGTTATTGCGCATGGGAGTCAGGCTCCATGATGACGTCGACAGGCACCATACACTGGCGAAGGAGACGCTCTACATGTACCGCGCGGACAACCCGCGCATCGTGTCGTTCTGGAAGCGATGCCAGTCCGTCATCGAGCACATGGTCGCCGGGGGCGAGGGGTCTTTCGGCGGCCCCAATGACGATCTTTTCAAGTACGGCTTCATGGAGGTCGTACCGGGGCGGCCGCCTCTCATGTCCGTCAGATTGCCGAATGGATACATGCTCCGTTATCCGAATATACGCGCCGAGCGCAATGATGCCGGACGTTGGGAGTTCGTCTATGATTCGTGGCAGGGTCGTACCATGATGCCGACGCGCATCTATGGAGGCAGCCTTACCGAGAATGTCACGCAGGCCGTGTCGTTCGTCATGCTCAAAGGACAGGCCATCGGCATGGTGACGGCTGGCGTGCCGCTCATCTGCAACATCCACGACGCATGGCTCGCTTCCGTACCGCAGGCGAGAGGCGAGGCCACTCTCAAGATTATGAAGTTCTTCATGTCTCAGCCGCCGGTGTGGGCACCTGACTTCCCCGTAGCCTGTTCCGGTGAAACCGGCTATAACTTCTCCATCGCATAGGAGGCGAATATGGATACCGACCTGAAAGAATTCGTGGCGCGCGCGATAGGCGACGCCGACAAGGACGAGATGTTGCAAATCTGTACCGCGTTTGCCGAGCTCGCCCTGTATTACAGGGAGATGTGGACGGGCGTCACCGTAGCGCCGGATGATAACGTGGCGCTTGTCGTGCGTACGATAAAGACCGCACGGGAGAAGAAGTGATGTTCGTATTCTCGCCTTCCAACATGTCTACCTATCGTACCTGCCCCCGCAAATTCCAAGCCCAGACCATCACGAAGGAGCTGCCTTGGCAGGCGACGGCCCAGAAGTCACGCGGCACGCTCGTCCATAACGTGGTCGAGATGGCGCTGCGTTCCGGCCTCGATGCCGTCACGAGCTGGCCGGAAGGGATCGACCTCGACTATACGCGCAACAGCGTGGCCGAAGCACGCGCGGCAGCCGGGAGCGGCGGGAAGATTCTCATCGAAGAAGAGTTTACGCTGAACAAGTCGTTCAACCCCGCACCCGAGGGATGGTGGGACAAGACGGCCTTCATCCGGGCGCGGGCGGATGCCGTGGTTATCCCGGCGGACGGCAAGCCGCCGCTTGTCGTCGATATCAAGACGGGCAAGAAATGGGATGACGACGATTTCCAGCTCAGGATAAACGCGCTCCTTCTGCACTTCTCCAAAAAGTTCCCCGTCGTCCGGTATGAGTACTGGTATGTGGACAGCGGCGAGACGTTCGGCAATACGATTGATTTCGCCCGGGGGCTTTCACCTGTTCAGGATGTCGTCGAGCTCATGAAGGAGATGAATACGGCAATCAGGGACAGCTATTTCCCATCCCAGAAGAACAGGTTCTGCAAGTGGTGCGGACTGCACGGCACGCCAGCATGTGGACTGTGAGGTTTGTATGAACGGACGATATCCTGATTACGGCCTCGGACAAAGGCTTGACGGAACAAACAAGGGACCGGGGTTTGCTTCGGCGGAGTTGCCTGATGGTAGCGTGATGACCGAGCTTTCCGCCGGAAACCCGAGGTATCCGAATCCTTTTGGTGCGCTGTATCCTACGGTTTACGCTGGCATCACGCCTTGGGACTTGCAAACGCTTGCGCATGTTGCGACGTATGGATGGGACCCCTTGCAGGAAGATGTTTTCGATCGCGCTTACGAGGCGGCCGTCGTCCGGGCCGGGGAAGGCAAGCTTCCTTTCTGGACTGCGGGCGAACCCACGCAATCGCAAATATCTTATGTGCCTTATTGGGGGTCATGATGACGGAATCTGAATGGTTGAAGAAACGCAGGATCTCATGCTGGCGTTGCCGAAGCGACGACGGCGTCAAATGTGCTGCCGGTTCTATGCGCAAGCAGTGTCAGCAGTGGGGCTTCCCCTACCTGCCGGAACGCTACGAGCTTACGCCGACATATGCAGACGCTGCGCACTTCTACGCCGCCGTGGTAGACAGGACGGCGGCCCGATGGCCGGATGAGACGAAGGCCATCATGCTGGAGGGGGAGAATGACGCCAGAAGGAAAAGTTAAGGAAGCCATCAAACGACGCCTCTTCGAAGCTGGCATCTACTTTTTCATGCCACGTGGTACTGTTTATGGCAGGCGCGGCATTCCGGACATCGTGGGCTGCGTGGGCGGACGGTTCTTTGCCATCGAGGTGAAGGCCGGGAAGAACAGGCCCACGAAGCTCCAGTCGATGGAGCATGATTTCGTACGTGCGGCAGGGGGCGTGGTGCTTGTCGTCAATGAAACGAACCTCGACACGTTCATGGACGAGCTACAGGAGCATATGGGATGAATCCATTCAAGGTGGGGGATGCCGCCGTCGTCTACCCGGACAGGGGCACTATCCTTGTGCGGGTGCCGCCGGAGGTGAAGGAGGAGCTGTCGGCCAAGGGGTTGGGAAAGAAGTTCGTGCAGGAGGGGCGTGATTGGCTTATGGTTCTGCCGTGGCACGAGGACGCCATCATGCTCATGAAGAACACGGGCATAGACATTGTGCTGGCCGCTCCGCTTGTCAGACGCAATCAGGTCGCCATCGAGGGCAAGTACGTGCCGATGGCGCACCAGTTCTACACGGCGGCGTTTATGTCCATGTATCCGAGAGGTTATATCCTGAATGACCCGAGGACAGGAAAGACCGGCAGCGTCGCCGTAGCGATGGACTACATGCAACGGTACGGCAAGGTGCAAGGTGCCTTCCTTATCATATCTACGTTGACCACGGTGCGGAGCGTATGGGAATCCACTATCCGTGAATCCATACCCGCAGCGCGTGTAGTGGTCGTGCACGGCAAGGACAGGGAGAAGCTCATCAATGAGCCGGCTGACTTCTACATCACGAACTATGATTCGTGCCGTCTGTCCGAACGGGCTTTTGTGGACGCCGTAAAGACGGGGCGTATCGGGGCGGTCGTCATCGACGAGCTCACGAATGTTGGCAACACGCAATCAAAAAGGTTCAAGGCTATCGACTCTATCTGCAACCGCACCGGGCTGGAACGTGTCTATGGCCTTACGGGAAGCCCGGGCGAAGACCCCGAAACTGTCTTCGGCATGTGCAAGATGGTCAACCGGACGCGCTTGCCCTGTACCACGAAGACTGCATGGCTCGACCGCACCACGATGCAGGTGGGCTTCGAGAGCTTCATGCGCAAGCCGAGGCCCGAGGCCCCCTATATTATCCGGAACGCCATGCAGCCCGCCGTGCGCTTTGCCAAAAAGGATATCATGGACCTCCCGCCTGTAGTCACGCAGAATCGCCAGTGCGAGATGACGGCGGTGCAGAAGCGGTTGCGGGGGGAATTCAGAGCCGAGTCCGTCGCATTGCTTGAAAGCGGAGAAGCCATCACAGCCGTCAACGGCGGAGTGCTTCTCCAGAAACTCATGCAGGTGGCGCAGGGCTTCGTTATGAACAAGGACAAGGAAGCGGTGGAAATCGACCATGCCACACGCACGGCATGTATTATCGATGCCATCGCGGAAACGGACCGCAAGGTGGTCGTCTTTTCCTGTTACAGAAAGGGTATCAGCCTGCGCGTGGAACAGATCGGGAAGGCGGGCTTTACCTGCGCATACATAGACGGGTCCGTACCGGACAAGGAGCGTACGGATATTCTGCGGCGCTTTCAATATGAAGACTCTCCGCATGTACTCGTATGCCACCCGACCACCACAGCCTACGGTGTTGAACTTTCACGGGCGGACACCATCATCTTCGACGGTCCTCCTCTGCTCGGTGGCTTCATTTACGCTCAGGCTCTTGAGCGGCTGAGTTCTCTGAAACAGGAGGCCGACAAGATAAGCGTCATCCGTGTAATGACGTTCCCGGAAGAAAAAAGATTCTTTGATGCACTTGACAAAGGAAGGGAGATGGGACAAATTATAAACACATTGTTTGAATCTATAAGTAAGGGTGAGTTATGAGCGAGAAGTTTTTCAAAGCAATCGAGTCTATGTTGCCTGCCGTCTTTTCCCGCAAGGAGCTGGAAGAACGGCTGAACGGCCTCATTACGAAGGCCACGATGTCGGCAGTGGATTCTCAGGGCAGGGGGCCGAAGTCCGAGCGCTTCGGAAACAAGATTGTGTATGTCCGGGAGGACTTCATGGAATGGTTCAGGGAGGTGTATAAGGATGGGGATGAACACGCTTCCGGCATTGATAAGCCGGTATATCGACGCAAGGCGAAGACGGCTTGAGCTGGAGGCTCAGGCGCAGGAGATAGCGGCCGGGGAGGAGCGCCCCTTGCAGGAACAGATCCTCGCACTGATGGCCGCCGACGGGGTGTCATCCCTGAAACTTGACGGCATCGGGCGAGTGGTCCGCCGCTCGAAGGGCCATTACGAAATCCGGGACACCGAGAAGCTTGCCCGCGTCATGTTGAAGAACATGTGCGTAGCCGTCCAGAACGGCCGTCCGATTACGGACGCCATGCTTCTGCAACGGCGGGTAAGCCGGGATGCTGTGGAAACGCTCTGCGATGGACGGGAACCTGCCGCACTTGAGGCGATCGGTCTTGCCTACGTGGAAAAAGATGAACTCTCAATCACAAGGAATTAGTTATGTCTCAGCTTGCACCTATTACATTTTCGTCCGTGCCTCCGGTCTTACCCTCCAACCTTGCGGCACTTGCCGAGCAGTCCTTCGCGGATGCCTTTTCTGGTTTCTCGAGCGGTCTTCGGTGGGTGCGCCATACCAACAACGGCTTCGAGTTGCGTCGGGGCGGGAGCATTGAAGACACCATCATGGTCAATGCTTTCGTCGCCGTCCTGTTGAAGATATCTCCGTACAACCACTGCACGTGGTATGAACGGGACTTCGCTCCCGGACAGGAGCCTGAACAGCCGAACCTCGTGTGGCTCGATACGCAGGGCAACGGGACGCATCCGGCGGCGCTCCCCCCTCAGTTCCGTCAGAAGGTCGTGAAGAACGGCCGCGAGGTCTGGGCATATAAGATTGCCCGTCGTACCGTGTGGGCCTTGGCAAAGATGGGGGTGAACGGCGTGGCCGATATCGACTTCGACAACCCCGTCCTTTTGGACATTTCGAGTTCTTCGCTTTTCGGACATGCGCAACCGCAGGCAGGCATCTTCAAGTGGAATGAACTCGCGGCTTTCTGCAAGCAGCGCAGCAGCAACGGATTCGTCTGCTCCCCGACCATGTTCCTCACCCGTATCGTGCCCGACAATATGGCGCATACTATTGGTGTCTGGAACTTCCAGCCCATGCTGAACCAGCAGACCGGCCAGCTCGAGTATCTTCCGTACGACCTCATCGAGCGTGCGTTTACCCGGGCGCAGTCGCCGGACATACTGGAAAACGTCATGGTCAAGGAGAAGCTGACGATGGACGGCGCTCCCATCCAGCAGCCGGTGCCGCAGGCTCCCATCCAGCAGCCGGTGCCGCAGGCTCCCATCCAGCAGCCGGTGCCGCAGGCTCCCATCCAGCAGCCGGTGCAGGCGCAAAAGCCTGTACTGACCATGCCGCAAGAAATTCAGGTGCCTGCCGCCGAGGACATGAGTGCGGAAGACCTTACGGCGCTTGCCGCACAGACCGCACAAATCCTTGGTAATACTGCGCCTGTAACCACGCCCGCCCCTGCCGCGCGCCCCGCGATGCCGAATGAGGATGTGGCGGCGTTCAATGCGCAGAGCATGATTGACAGCCTTCTCTAAATTGATTTCTGAGAGCAGATAGGATAAGTGGTCATTCGTGCACTATGACGAATGACCACTTATTTTAATCGAAAGGGAGACATGCTATGACTTCTGCCACGAATGAAAAAACCCCCCCCACCAACGACATGCTTATTGGTGGGAGGGAAAGGAACCGGAAGTACTCTGCGATAAGTGACCTTCGGTGTGCTCATCTTTATCGCATCCTTCCTCAGTGTGTCAACCCTTCCGAACGTTTTTTTTCTTTTAATCTGTACGGAAAGTCGCCTCGTCAGCTGCCGGTCCGCGATGTTTTCGAACTGCTGCATCATGCAGACGCCGCAGCCGCGCAGGGAGGCGATGCGTATTTCGCCCTCGCTTCGTTCGCGGATGGCACGAATCGCACGCAGGCAAACGCCGTAGCCGCCCGCAGCCTATGGGCAGACATCGATGTGGGCAAACCCGCGAGCAAGTATAAGAACAGAAACGAAGCGCTTTCCGCCTTGTGGTTGTTCGTCAAAGCCACAGGTCTGAAACCGGGTATCATCATCTCTTCCGGTATGGGGCTGCATGTTTATTGGACTTTCTGGAAGAACATTCCTATCGAGCTCTGGCGCGGTATGGCTGCGTTCTTTCACCGGCTTTGCGTCGAACAGGGCCTTGACGTGGACCCGACTCGCGCCGAAGATCCGGCGAGCGTACTGCGTGTACCCGGAACCATACATCAGAAGACGGGCAGTGTGGTCACGGTGCTCGGCACAAAGGGACCCATTTACCACGCCAAGGATTTCATGCAGCGCGTCTATGACAATCTTGTCGACAAGTCCGATGCCCGGCCGCTGGCACGTGCAACAGGAACCAAGCCTGCTCTGGCTATTCCTAATTCCATGAAGCTTGCCGAGGCGACCGGTTTTATCGAACCGCCTACCGCCGATGCGGAAAAAATCGTGCGCCAGTGCCGCGCCGTCCTGTCCGCAGGACTTGGCACGTACCCGCAATGGTTTGCCATGATGTCGGTCATGAAGCGATGCGCAAACGGCAGAGAATGGGCGCACAAGCTTTCGTCCTTCGACAAGGGGCGCTATGACTACGGCGATACCGAAAAGAAATTCAATGCCGCGCACTACGATGCGCCTGCGCTTTGCTCCACCTTTGAAAATATTTGCCCGCGTGTTTGTACGTCGTGCCCTCATCACGGCAAGATAAAGACACCCGTGCAGTTGTCGAAGCTCATCATCTCCGAGCCTGTGGAACCGCCCGTACAGCCGGAGCCCGCGCCTGAACCCGCAGCCGAAGCACACGAAGACCATTTCGGAACCAGCGCCCCCGCAGCCGTAAAGGAACTTGTGTGGCCGTCGCCCGCGCAGCTGGCCTGCCTGCCTCTCGTGAGTACCAGATTCTTCCAGAAGGATGACGGCGTCTATATGAAGGTGCCCGTCACCGACGACCAGACGGGCGAAACGAAGTACGTCGACAAGCGGATTATCAACGGCCGCATTCAGCTCCGTTACTGCGTCTACGACCGCGACGAAACCGCGATGCAGGATGCGCGGAGCTTCGTGTTCTCCGTGTGGCCGACGGGTGGCTACGCACACGACGTCGTCTTCAACGTGAGAGAGCACATGCGTCCTGATGCCATCGTGATATGGCTCTACAATTCGGGTGCAAATCCGGCGGACCCGTATACCAAACCTTCTACCTATATCGCTTTTATGAACGCATACCTCAATTCAGTACAGGGGACGGTTCCGGAACTGCGTACATACGACCGTTTCGGATGGGTGGAATACAAGGACCGCAATACCCAGATGTTCCGCAAAGGGTTCCTCACCGGTGCCGGGCTCATAACCGAAGACGGCTTCGCGGATGTACGCTTTGGAGATCTCGCCCGCGAACATGCGAACCGAGATTTCGTCCGCAAAGGGTCGCTTGAAAAGTGGAAGGCCGTGCCGCAGATGTACAGGCTGCTCAAGCAGGAAATAGGACAGCTTGCCGTCTGCATGTCTCTGGCGGGGCCGCTCATGCCATACGGCTCGGGCGAAGCCAAGAACGCCATCCTTTCCATCTGGAGCGCCGAGTCGGGACGCGGCAAGTCGCAGCTTCTGCGCACCTGCGCGAGCATCTGGGGCAACCCCGCCACGCAGTTCTTCACCCGTATGGAGTCATCCGTAGCGCGGGCAAGACGACTTGCCATCTGGCAAAACATCCCCGGCTTCATGGACGAGCTCACCGACCTGAAGGACGATGACCTCTTCGCGCTCGCCTATACTCTGACGGGCGGTAAGGAAAAACAGAAACTGAAGTCCTCGGGCGATGCCTTCGTGAAAACCGGAGACTGGTCCACCGTCGTCATCTCCACAGCCAACCGCTCCTTCAAGGAAGCTATCTCCCGTTGCGCCGGGGATTCGGAAGCGACGCTCCAACGTGTCATGGAGTACTGCTGCGACTTTGAATCCTACGAAGACAAGCCTACCGTCCAGAAGTACATCAACGCCTGCATGACCTGTTGCAACGAGAACTACGGATGGGCCGGCCCTACCTTCCTGCATTATATTATGCAGCGTCCTGACCTTCTCGATACGCTGACCATCAGGGCCGAGCACTGGTTCTTGCGGCACAAGTTCGACAACAAGGAACGCTTCATGGGATATGCCCTGTTCCTCGCGCTGCAAGCGGGGCGATGGGCGAATGAATGCGGCCTGCTCGACTACGACATGGATGCGCTTGAGAAGTGGGTGCTCAAGGTCTTCGTTCCGCAGAACCGCAAGGGGACGCAGGAGTTCGCTCCTGATTTCGTAGAATCAATGGCGACGTTCCTGCTTGAGAAGTCCAGCGAGACACTTGTCGTGAAGCGCGATATGCGGGACGAGCAGACTGAGCCCGACCCCATGAGCGTCGCGGAGTTCGACAAGTTCGTCATCCGCTACCCGGCGTCATACCGGGATATCACCGTCCGTATCGAGACGGAAGCGAAGGCCATTTGCGTAGCCGTATCGAAGTTCAACGACTGGTGCCGGGCGCGGAACCTTTCACCCAAGGTGGTGAAGCAGGAACTCGCCAAGAAAGGCATCAGAAGCACCATTAAGGTTATGTCTCTGACCAGAAGCCTCAAGGCATTGCCGACGCCCTACGTGCGCTGCATGGTCTTCGACGCCACCGCATTCACCAAGTTGGGGTTCGCAATTGATGTGGGTCCCGTCATACCGCCCGCAGCCGGGCAATAAAAGGATATCTGCGATGAGTGAAAAGAATTTCGTGTTCCTGACGTCACTGGTTATTATCTGCATCTTCATGTCGTCATGCTCGGCATTGGTTTGGGGGTCGTGATGGAAAAGTATTACAAGTTCGATGGCCGCAGCGTCACCGGCGATGAACTGGTATCTTTGGCGCATTGCCTGACTGCGGAGGGGCAGAAGGCGCAAACGAAGTGCGCGCAAGCAACCGACAAATTACGCAATTCGGAAATGGCGCGCATTAAACTTGAAGATCAGCTGACCGAAAGCAGAAAAGAAAAATTCCGCCTTAAGGATGAAGTGGAGAAGCTGCGGGAACAGATGGGTAGACGTCGCATCCGAGTCCGCTTCAAGACCGCATGTTATGCTGGCATAGCCAGTTATCTGGCTGCTTCGCTGATAATGTGGAATCTGGATATAAGCGAATGGAGTGTGGATTGCAGAGCCGCCTGCGTGATGGCTGCATTATCCATAGCTGTACTTGTCGAAACGATTGAATATTTTAAGGATGATAGATAGAACAAAGGCCCCCATATGGGGGCCTTTGATTTATTTGCGGTAGCACGCCAGCAAATTGGGGTCTATGTCGAGCAGCCGCTCCATGTCATCGATGATATCCGTGCGGTAGACATTCACCTCACCCCATCGACTGTCGGGAGACTTCTTAATCTCAGCGCCGCGCATACGCGAGCATGACGTCAGAAATTTTCCGATGGCCGCACAGGTCCTCGGAGACGTGTCGATGAAGTAGTGCTTGAGCCACGGGATGGCGGTTACAGCTTTCCATTCCCGCGCATTGCCGATGACGATTTCAAGCATCTCTTTTTCTTCCGTCAGTTGCTGGTTGGCGGCGGTGAGGGCGAGGTTCTTCTCGTACTCGTCAGCCCAAGCCCGCGCCGCTTCAGCAGGGTTGGTGAAGTCGGGAAGCGTTGTAGAATACTCGCCCGTCTTGCGAATGGCTGGAAGAACTTCTTCACAAACCCAGTCTTGAAAGGCCACCGCGTTCGGAAGATTCGAGCGCATCACGAGGCGATAGACATCGGATTCAGGGATGATATTCATCACAACTGGAGGCATCTTTGATGAGATTTCCCGTCCCCCTAAATCAGGTGAAAGGGTGATTTTATTTATCTTTTTACAGTGAGTGTTAATAGCATTAGCTGGATTGTCGTAGCCGAGAGACTTTGCTACATCTGAAGCCACGAACCACGGATCATCTCCCTGCATGACCACGCGCACGGAACCGAATTCTTCTTTCTCAAAAATCTTGACATCTGTGCTACTCATTGATAGTTTCCTTTTGCTGAGTTTCTAAACGCCAGAGGCTCTCCACCCCCGCTAGATGAAGACGCTTGACACCATCTTTTCTAGCAAAGAACTCCCTGAACTGTCAAGGTTCGGGGAGTTCTTGTATTAAGGGTTTGGCACAATGAAAAAACTCCCGCATCGGGGGAGCGGACCCGATGCGGGAGTCAGGCCGTATGCCGCTGTGCGCGGTGCGGCACCAGACCCGATTCCTGAATCTACTCGGCCTTCTTATACTTCGGCGGGTAGATGTAAAAAGTGGGTTGCACGAGCGCGACATGCCCGTTGCAGTTTGTAGCTGCAACGCTCACAGAGACACGAAGCGGCATGACGTTCTCGTAGGTGTCGGCCGCCACAGGCATCATACTGGGCGCGAGGCCCTCGAAGTACACGAGGTTCGCGTCCTGTTTGGCCGTAATCCAGTCATTGTCCCCGACATCTACGGCAATCGTCATGGGCTGGTCGCCGGTGAATCCTACGGAGCCATGCCAGTACTGGCCGCTCTCTACGTCAGGCATGGCAACGCTTGCTACGGCGGCCGGGCGGCATTCGCATGGTTTGTCGGAACAGCAGTCATAGGAACAGATGAGATCCTTGACGGCTGCAATGAGTGCGGGCTGCACCAATGTAATGCAGGACCCGTACGGATGTCGAAGGGGCTCGGTGCCTTCGATGCCACGGTCAACAACAAGCAGGCCGTCGACGTTCATGATTTTTACCGCCTCATACTTGGCGTCGCTGCGGATGCTCGCAAAGGTGTAGTCTCCGTCATCCGACAGGAGCGCCTTCAAATCATTCAGTGCGCCCGGCAGGAGAGGAAGTGCGCGGTCGTCTTTCTGCATGACTTCGTCGAGTCGTGCCGTGAAAATCTCGTTTTTGTAGCTCATGACAGCTTGCCCTCCAGCACTACAACACGAACCAGCAGGTCGCCTACGACTGATTGCAGCCTCTCGACTGCGGACTCAAGCTCGGCAATCTCCGCCGAATGGTCTGTACCGGGGATGCCTTGCGGTCCCATCGGTCCGGCGGGGCCTTGCATACCGGTGTCGCCCTTTGGCCCGGCAGGACCCATTGGGCCGGTATCACCTTTCTCGCCCTTGTCGCCTTTCTCGCCTTTTTCTCCGGGTGCACCGGTTGCCCCGCGCAGCCCGCGTTCACCCGTGTCGCCCTTGGGTCCCTGCGGCCCCATCGGACCCTCGACACCCTGCGGTCCCATCGGCCCGGCGACACCGCGGGGACCGGCAGGACCAGCGGGACCGGCAGGGCCGACGTCCCCCTGAGGCCCGGCTACGCCCTGCACGCCGGGGACGCCGCGAGGCCCGGTATCGCCGGTGTCGCCCTTGGGTCCGCGTTCGCCCGTGTCGCCCTTTTCTCCCTGCGGCCCACGGGGGCCGGCCGGTCCCATCTGTCCCTGAGAACCCGTATCGCCCTTGGGACCCTGTGCGCCCGTCGCACCGGTCTGTCCCTTCTCTCCCTGCTCTCCACGCACGGGTGTGTCCCACATAAGCCGGGTAGGGGAGTTTTCGGTATAGGCCAGCACCGCGCCCTCGAATGGGTCGGGAGGCAGAGGAATGCCGCAATGATGGTAAGGAAAAGGCGGATGCCCGCAGCCGCAATGGTTGTCGTGAATACCCATAATTATTCTCCACAGAGGTCGAGCGCAAAATCCACGGCCGCCTCGTCGATGAAGTGTTCTCCGCAAGCCGGAGTAATGTCGATATCGAACCGCGCCAATACGCAGATTTCAGGCGGGCGGCAAGGGGGAGGCGGCGGGGCCGGAGGATTCCCGCCGCACTCCATGCCGATATCGTAGCCGTCCGGAAGAATCGGGGCGGCTTTCGGCGGCTTGCGCGGAATACCGTGTACGTCAAGAAACACAGGGGTGAGATTATGCGGCATGAACCGCACAATGCCTGTGTGACGTCCGGGGCGCAGCATGGGGAAGAACGGCCCGAGCAAAAAGACGACACGTCCTTCGTCGTCAAGTTCAAAGGCATCGCTGACCACGACGGGGATGTCGCCCATCGGCACATCATTGAGGTCGACATCCGTCCGCACGCCGGGCCAGCATCCGTGGAAGTACCACGGCGACGCTTCCGGACCGCAACAAGGGGAGGCGTCAATTTGCCCGGGGATGATGCAAAGTTGCAGATGTTTCCAGTCAGACACCTGCCCGCCGCCGTAGGAGCGGATGCGGACAGCCAGCCGGGTAGCGTCTTTGGCAAGAGGGAGAATCATCTGCGGCTCCGCGCATCATTGTAGTAGTTGAGATTGTTCAGGACGGAAGCATACACTTCTCCTTCCTGTTCCGCAAGCGCTTCGAACTGTTCCCGAAGTTCCGACGTGTCCGCAGCCGACAGCCATGTGTTGCGCATGTCTTTGGAAAACGACTGGCTCTTGCTGCGCAACGCAGACTTCGCCGCCCGCAGGAGAAGGTAATCATCGATATCCGCCTCGTCCCATCCGGCAGCCGACAGCTTCTCGGTCAGGTAAGCTTCCTTCGCCGTCGCATCTCTGCTGATTGCCGCAGGGATGGCGACATCTACAGCTTCCCTGCGGATACGGCCTTCAAATTCTTCGAGCGCATTGTAGTACATGGCTTGATTGGTGGCGTGTTTTTCTCCGTAGAACATGGTGCCGCCGAATGCTTCGAGCACAGGTCCGAGCGTTTCGCGCGCACTGCCTTCCTGATGTCCCTTTCTCGTTTCTCCGGCCGGTTCGATATACAGTGAACGCAGGAGCCTCAGAGGGCCGACGAGCAGGCCGTCTGCAAGCGTCTTCAGTTGCTCGGGCGCAAGGTCGTACCCGGTCGTCTTCAGCAGCTCCTTCGCCACATCGTGGTAGAACTTCGGCGTAGACATCTTGCCTTGTACGGCCATCGACTTCGTTTCTTCATTGGTGGCCCACGTCACCTTGCCGCCCCAATAATTCCGATTGGTAGCCGTCTGCACGAGGCCGGACAGGATGCTTGGGGAAATGGCCTGCATAATCCAAGCTGTAGGATCTTTCGCCATGTCGAAATTCGGCTTCCCCGTAGGCGAGGTGTTGTCGAAGAGCGTGAAAAGCAGTTCGCCTGCGAAATGCTCGGGGGCCATGAGGCCGCGTTCCACACGGTCATGGCCAACGGCCAGCGTTATGATGAGCTGCTGGATGCCGAAGCCAAAAGGAATCTTCGCATACCCACCCTTGCCGTCTCCAATGGGGAGCGCCCGTTGCAATTCCGACAGGGACATCTGGTCGAAACGGCTCATGCCCGTATCTTCATCGTAACCCATCGACTCCTTAAGGAGCGGCAAGAGCGCCGTAACCGCAGCATAACCGCCGAGGATGGTCGCTGCTGCGCGGGGGCCGCGGCTGCGCAGGTCCTTCACATCACCCGTGATGCCGAGAGTACGCATCATGGCCATGCCGCCCTGCACCGTGGGTTTCACGAAGGGAAAAAGTACACGCAGGATTGGTGTCCACTCGCCCGTCTGGTAAAGGTTCATAAGCTCGAGTGTGCCGTGCGCCGCCTGTCTGGGATCGACACCGGCCTTGCGCAGGGTGACGAACTGATTGAAACTCGCAAGGTTATTGAAATAGTCATTCCAGCCGTCCAGCGTTTCCAATACCCACTTGCCGTTGCCCTGCACACCATCAAGCGCCTGTTTGAGCCCGGCGTATTCAGGCTTGTTGATGAGCGCCGCAATGCCTTTCTTTTGCTGCGCGACCGACTGCTTGCCGCCCATCATATCTTCGAGGGACAGCCGCTCGGTATTGAGCTGTGCCATATATTTCTGGTACAGGCCATATTGCTCGTATTCACGCCAGTACTGTGCGCCCATGCTGTTCGGGTCGAGTGTCCCCGAGAGAGCCCGATGCAGCTCGACTCCCGAAGCAGGAGCATTTACGAGGAACGACCCGGTCAGCCGCCAGCCCGGGATGCGGTTGCCGTTCCCGTCGTAATATTCACGTGTAAGCATATGGATGCCGCGCTCGGCTACGTCGCGGAAAGTGTTCACTACGGCGAATGCTGGCGTAAAACGTGTGAACGCCTGACTGTAGACGCTCGTCACCTTGGCAAGCCCCGACACTGCCCGTTCAAGGCCCGTCGCCGCCTTGCTTGTATTCTGCAAGGCACGGGAGACGGCAATGCCTGTCATTCCGGTACGTGCATCCGTCCAGTTCTCGTCGATGTAATAGGCTCTGCGCTGCATATGGGAGAAGTTGCCGTTCCAGTCATGGACCGGGACGTCGACTACGATGGCGCGGGAGAGGAGGTTCGAATAGTAATTGCGGTAAGCCGCATCGGGGCTGTTGGCCTTGGCCGTCAACTGGCTGTAGTTTTCCCACCTGAGCCCCGTATCACGGTTACGCTCCGACGCTACCCGTTCCATCGATGCCAGCATCATACCGAAGTCGCGCATACCGAACTCGTTTGCCGCCCGGCGTGCGTACTGAAAGACCGTATAGTACGCGCTGTCTGGCGAACCCTGCCTGCCCTGAATGGCTTCATATCTGCCCGGGTTGTACCCGGTAAGGTCGTTGACGGCACCGACGAGGTTATTGGCGCGGGAGAGGACCGGCACATAGGTCTGGAACGCAGGGAAAGCTCGTGCCTGTTCCGGCGTCACAGTCCCCCACGATGCGCGGTCATTTGTAATCTGCACGGCAATAGAGCTCAGCCGGTCGCTGAACGCTTCCGCTTCTTCGCGCGTGACGCCGAGGGAGAGCACATGGTCCATGACCATACGCGCCTGCCCGTTCGTCATGCCGCCGTGAAAGACATGTTCCGGCGGGTCGACGGAATTGATGTGCTGTCTGAGGTCACGAATTTTTGTAGATATATCCGCTACTTTCACAGGGTCGTTTTCAAGCTGTGCTGCGGTGAGTTCCGCTTCCCATCGATTCAGAAGCAGCGTGTTGCGTTCGCCCATGTGCCGGGCGGTGGCGTAGTGCCCCATTGTCGCCGCCAGTTGTTCGGCGTCCATCCCCAAGCGTTCGGCAATAGGACGTACGGACAACAAAAGGTCCTGCCGCTGGCGGTCGTAAATCTGGAATTGCCCACGGATCTTCGTAGGCATCAGCTCGAATTCCTTCACAATACGGTTGTTCATGACCGACTTACCGGGGTCGGCAAAATTGTAGGCCACGAACTTGTGGAAATCCGCACGGTCATTGACGAGCCGTTTGAATGTGGAATTGACGAAGTCGAACCACTTGCTTGTTTCTGCGACCGAAGAGCCGTTCACATAGGCATAGGCGTTTTCCCAGTCGTTTGCGAGCTTCTCCCTCGAAAGCATCGCATTGTTCGTGAGCTTCGCCACCTGCCGTGCGGCGCGCATAAGCTGCGAGGCGTCCGTGCGGTTCACGTCGTTGCCCGGAGCTGTAAGGCTCGTGGGCCGCCCCGTCCCGGGCGCAATGAGATTGCGCAGCCGTGTGAAGATACCGGCACGCTGTGCCGCATCGCGCTGCACTCCATCCCGCAAGTCGATGATCTCGTCATTCATATTGCGGATGGGGCGTCCGTCCTCGAAGATACCGCCGTTGCCATGCGGCCCCTGCCCCGCCTTGTAGACGGAAAAATCATCCGGGCATCCGTTCATCGCGTCACGCACCATATGTTGTTGTAGACCGATTCAATCGTTTCACGAGTATTCTTTTCGGCTTCGGGAACCGCATCAAGCACCGCATCGACACCAAGCGCTCTTGCATCCAGATAGTCGTTGTGCATTCGTTCGAAAGACCCTCTAAGGTTCGCCAGTTCGGGATGGACTTTGGCAAACGCATCCCATTCCGTACCGGAGGGCACGCCTTTCTGGATGAGCTTCTTTATCGCAGGCCATGTACTTGCATTGAAGCCGTTCACTCCATTCGCGGCGTCCATATCGACGGCGTTCTTGATCCGCGTCAGAGTGACCGCCATGTCCGCCAGTTCGGATGCACGGGGGCTTACCTGTTCATTCCTGCCAGTGCCGCCTGTGCCTCCAGTGCCGCGTTCGCTTCCGCTTCTCTGACCGCCAAAGACTCCTGCGCCAGCACCCGGTTCCTGAACTCGGGTTCCTGCTGTTGCAGGACTTGGTCCGCCGTCGGTTCCCGTTCCGGTATCAAGCCGCGCTTGTGGAGCATCTGCATCAGGCGCTTGACTCGGTCCGATGTTCTGTTGCGCGGCCCCGCCAAGCCCTCCGCTTTCAACTGTTCCACCATTTCGAGGAGTGACTGGAGCGCCTGCGTCGGCAGGGGTTTGAGCAACACTTCGGGTATTGGCTTCCATTCCGCGATTGCCTTGATTATCTGGAAGATAAGCTGCTCTTGCTCGTCCTTCTCCATTTGCGTCCAACCGGGGAGCTGGCGCGCCATTGCCGCCCTGTCCGTCGCCGCCTTGTCTGCCATTGCTCAGCTCCTGCTGTCTCGCTTCAATGATTTCATCCAGAATGCCGACCGATTCAACCTTCGTGGCTCTCTTGAGTTTCGCATTGGAAAGTGCGTCACGAAGCTTCTCCGGCGAAACGCCATTCCCCACGACATCCGTGAGCAGCTGTTTGTACAGCGCGGGTTCCCCCGGATGCTTTCTGAGGAAGCTGACAAGCTTGTCCGTGTCAAATTCCGTCGTTGGGCGTTCATCAGGCCGGAAGACCTGACGCTGCGTATCCTGTCGCATGGCGGCATCAAAGAGTTCGCCTACACGCTTTTCGTCGAAGATCTTCGGATTTTGCTGGTGTGCGCGGTCGATCCAGTCTTTCAGCAGCGCGCGGTTGTTGCCGGTACGTTCAAGAAAGGTAGATACGATGTTGTCGGCGTCGAATTTGACCCCGCCGTCTACCGCCGTCGCCACGGCATTATACAATTGGCCCGGATACGAGAACCGGTTGACGCTTCCATCCGGCATAAGAAACGATTCCGTTCCATCCATGACGAGGTCAAGCCCGGGTGTCTGCGGTGTCGAAACCCCTCCTTCGGGACCGGAAGCTGCCGAAGTCCTGTCAGCTGTCGCACGAGGTGCGTCGCTTCGCCCTTCTGTCGTATCTTTGGCAGGCGACGACGCAGTGCGGCGACGACGCGCACCCAAAATGCCGAATGGTACGCCTGCGGCAATAGAAGCGGCGAGCGCTTCCGGCACCCCCTCGGTCACGGCATTGTCCTGCCCCGTGACCGAATTGTATAGAGCGTTCTGCGCCACCACGTCGCCTACGTTGATGATGGAAGCTTCTGCTGCGGATTCGCCAATTGACTTTGCAAGCCGCTTGGCAAGCCCTTCCTGCGAGCGGCGCAAGGCCGCATCGACCACGGCATCCTCGGCAGTTTTCGCCGCCGCCTTTGCCCCGCCACGCAAGAAGGGGCGGGCTGCTGCACCGGCGATACGACCGACCGGAATGGTCAGGCCGCCGAAAGCCGCACCGGTTGTAGCCGCACCCGCAAAGCCTTCCTCGATGGCACGCGCCTTTTCTTCTTCGGAGAGATTCGGGTCCTGCTCAACACGGGAAACATATTCGCTCCCCTCTACTCCCGCACCAACGCCAGCGCCGGCCAGCCCCGCAGCGATGGCAGGAATGGCCGCGCCGCCGGTAAGTGCCGAGGCAGCCGCCGCAGCCCCCATCGCCACCGGAGCCGTCGGGTCACTGGCAAGTTCGACGCCCGCGTTGGTCACGAGCCCGCCGATACCGTCCGAACGCTGCCAGAATCCCTGCCCTTCCTGCTCTCGGAGCATCTGTTCTTGCAGGTAGGGGTTCTCGCGCCGGATGTTTTCAAGGTCCGCCTGAAGCTCGGCATTGAGCTTGCGCTTCGTTTCGGCGTCTTCGCCCATCTGTGAGATGCCGGTAACGAGCTTGTTGCCGCCCATGCGCGCGGCATCCCACACAGTTTCCCAAAAGCCTGTAGAATCGATGGCCTTGCGGCCTTCCTTTACTCGCTGCGTATAGGGCCTCAGGCTTTCTTCGATGGCTTTCAGTGCCTTCTGGTCATCGGTGCCGACGAGTCGCGGGATATCGTTCTTGCGGATATCGTCAAGAACTTTAGCCTGATAGTCGATGGATTTGCCCGACAGCCCGGCAAGCTTTTCCCGCACGTCCCTGTCGTTCTGCAAAAGCGAACTGTAGGCGGCGGATTCCATGACACCCTGATTGCGGGAACGTTCCTTCTCCGTCGAACCGGGGACCCAGACGAACCGATAACCTTCGGGGGATGCAGGGTCCGCTACCGCCGTCCATGCCCCACCTTTGCCGCCTGCACGCGGACCACCGGTGCCGCCTCCGGCTGCGAGCTTCGCCTGTTGCAATCCAAACTTGGCTTCGTTCAACGCCTGCTGGTCCTGTGCCAGCACGACCTTGGTCACGTCGGCCAGCGACTGGTTCTGTTGCTGCGTGAAGTCCGGCAAGAGTTTGATCGCGCCGGACAGCCCGCCCGGATTTGGCAAAGCCATATGTTACTCCATCGGTACGAGGTCAATGAGCGTGCGGAACTGCTCATCGAAGATAGTGTTCGCGTTCCCCGGCTGCGGCCGCTGCATCTCGCCAAGCGCACGCAGTGCGCTCTCGATAAGGTATTGCTGCTGCTGGAACTCCGTATCCATTGCGATTTCAGGGTCCGGACCGGAAGAAGCTTCCGCCGCCTGAATCATTTCCATCAGGTCATTGGCCATAGCTTACCTCGAAGAAAGGATGCTCGGATGCACCGGACCACGCACCTCGGGATTGTATGCACCACGGTACTCGTTCGTCAATGCGCTGCGTGCGGCATTGCCGAGCTCCCCATACAACTGCGGAGTCGGGTTGTATGTCCCACGAACTTCCGGTGCCGTGGCCGCCGGGGGCGGAGTATATTCGATGACCTCCTGCGCCAACGGACTCATACCGAGCCTGCCCACATTGTCAGGATTTCCGCCATGCAGAAGATACCATTCACGCGATTCAGCACCGGGGGCGTAGGGGTCGGCGTAGGTGCCCGTGTCGCCCACGGAAGCATCTCCACCCGGCACGACAAAATAATCATCGTAATCAAACTGGCCGAGGTCGCGGATAATGCTGTCGGGCGCGGCCTGATTGATGGCCGCTTCAAATACCTCGCCCTGAGTGTACTGCGGCGTATTGATGGGTGTCGGGTTATACACCCCTCTCACTTCAGCTGGAGCTGTCACGGGCGGACGCTGTGGCCCGGCGTTGGGACCCATAGGGGGATTCGGCGTATCCGGCTGCTGTTGAGGAGCCGCCGTTTTCTGTGCGGGGGTCGTTCTTTGCGTGCCGCCTCCGCCGGTTCCGCCCGCCGCGCGGCGGGGAGTCCGCTGCGTCATGGCACGCAAAAGTTCCTGCGCCATGCCGTTCTGCGCCGGAGGAGCCAGCCACGGCCCGAGAACGCTCCATGCGTTGGCCATCGCAGGTGCCGCATAATTCTGCGGTGTACCGTTCAGAACATGCGGGTAGATGGACGGGTATCCCACAAGCGGATTCACCGATCCGTCAGGCCCCGCCATATAACCGGCCGTAGCATAGGGCGACCGCTGCATAAGCACGGGCGGAATGCCGTAGCGTTCTTGGGCTTCGTAGGCTCCGGGCGCGTTCCAGTAATTCTGAATGCCGGGGCGCGCTTCGCGCATGAGCGACGGCGGCTGATTCTGAATAGCCACAGGGAGTCGCACGGGCATCTGCGGCCCGGCGTTGGGACCCATAGGTGCGTTGGCGCGCGGCACGGGCATATTCTGGATAGTCATGGGTACCGGGCGGCGGCTCTGTGCGGCAATACTGTCGGCCAGCGCGTCGAATCTCGCCTGCGTATCGTCGTACGGCACGGGACCATCGACGCCGATATACCCCCCGGACTGTGTGGGGATGACGTATCTTGGCATGGGTTTCTCCTAGTACATCACGCTTGGAATGTTCATTGTGGACTGGTACGGATTCTGGTTCTGCGCGCCGTAAAGCCGAGAAAGCTGCGCGAGCGACCCCATGTCGGCACCGCCAAATCCGTAATCCTGCGGGAAAAGGGCGCGCTCGCTCGTACGGTATGCCGAGCCCAGACGCGCCATGTTGTTCATGTCACCAAGTACATCGTCCCATCCCGCGTCACGGTACGACTGACGATAGGCACGGCCTCGATTGAGGGAATTCAGAAAGTAGTTCTGCGTGCTGTCCGCGACACCAATATTCGACATCGCTGCTTGGTCGTACTCTCGTGTGAGGCGAGGGTTGAATACGGCTTCGTCCCATGCGTTCTGAATCTGGCCGGACTGCACCTTGTTGTACTGGTTCAGGTCATTCCAGTTGTCCTGCACCGCCATCCGCTCGCCCTGTACATAACCCGGCAGGGCACGGCTGAACGCACCTAATGCGCCAAAAAAATTAAAGGCCATACGTTATGCTCCTGTCGCGTCGAGCGCCCCGGTCGCTCCACTGAATCCCGGCGACGCGGAGACGATGAAGCCCCCATCATTGCGCCCGCTCGAGCCGAGGAACGTCGTCGGGTAAAACGTGTCGTTACGAGCCCCATAGTAACCGAGGGTGGACATGAGGCTGTTCGCCGCTTGATCGATTTGCTGCCCCACCTGATTGTACAGATTACGCGCCACGTCGCCGTACTTCAACGCCTCGGAGGTCAGATTGCGGCCAAGGTTCAGGATATTGCTGCGGCGGTTCCAACGCTTGTCGTTACTGTAGTCGACGAACCACTGGTCGTCCTGCATATTGTAATTGACCGTATCAACAAGCGATACCGCCTGCTTCGTCTCCAGATAGGGGACAAGCGTATCGTCCGGGCAAATCTGCAACTTCTGCCTGAGCTGCCTCAGATAATTCTGCATCTGCGTATAGGCGGGATTCACGCTTGCTTCGGCCCGACGCCTGTCGTCAGCACAATCAAGCGTCTTGACGGGCTCGGTGGAAACTTCGTTCAGCAGCTTCTTCTCAAGCGGCATGTATTTGTTCTTGAAGCGGTTCCACTTGTCCTCGGCCATCTGGTAATAGGACTCGGCAAGGTCCTGCTTCTTGTCGGCAATCTCCTGCTGTGCAAGCGCGTTCGCAACGGCAACGGCCAGTTGCGCCACCGTGAAAAGCTTGTTCCACGCACTCTCGCCCTTGGCCCCCCACTCGGGAGCGGCCCAATGGCAGAAACGAATACTGTCGATAACGCCGTCTTTGCCGCCATGACCGGAACCATAGAGCGTCTTGTTGACGTCTTCGGTCTTGCTGGCGTGCTGCTTGATGGCATTGGCTACGGCAGTCGGATCGGCACAAGTGCATTGAGCCATCAGTCAGCTCCTCCAATCGGCATCTGGGGTCCGGAATTCGGGGGCGTGGAATTCATGTTCATCTGGCCGTGCGCCTTGGCGTACGCCTGCTCCCGCTGCTGGACGTATGTGGTCGGATAGGCGGTAGGGTTGCGGTTCTGCATGTACCCAAGATAAGTCCCGGCCCCTTCAAGCCCCTTCCATGTCTGGTCCCACAAGTCTCCGTAAATGCCCGCCGTGGCCTTCGCAAGCGAAACATTGTCGGCAATCATGTTCCGCCCCCGTTTTGCAGTGGCGAACTGCCGCTGGAACCGTTCGTCGTCTCTGGCTTCGATATACGCCCGCTCATTCCGATAGCCAAGCCCGTCAGCCAAGGCCACGGCGCTTGCATTTGCCGCGACGAGTTCCGCCACCATATCGTTGCGCAAACCTGTACAGTATCGAGACGTACAGCGTACCGCCCGGTCTACGGCACCGCGAAACTGCATCATGGCAATGATTCGCGCCCGGCCTCTGGCCGCTTCATATTCGGGTTCCGGCTCCGTCAGAGCCATCGCTTCTTCAAGTTCTTGGTCTTCTACCGGAGCGTAAAAATCGTTGTAATAGTCAAGCCAGTTCTTTGCAATCTTCCAATACTTTTTTGCCATCTTCCATTCGGCTTCGGCTATGTCGATGGCTTTCTTCGTATTGTAGGCGGCTGCGGCGACAGCTGCTACCGTAATGAGGTCGGCAAAGATTGAATGTTCTCGGTCGTTCGACCCGTGTTCTGCATTGCATTCGGTATCACTGGCGTAGACCATAGCTTACTTCTTCTTGTAACGACGCAGAGTGAATTTGTTTTCTTCGACCCATGCGACCGGCACGGGCGGAATCCGGTCCCCGGCATCGTCGGCCACCCAAAGCTCGTCGCATCCGATATAGCGGATGGCTTGGGCCGCATGAGCGAAAAGCGCTTCCTCAAGCCGAGTATCTCCCCGGGTGTACCAGTCTTCAACCTTGAAGACGGACGCCTCGTAAGGCAGCGGACGGAAAACCATACCAATCAGGTAGCCGACGGGTTCGTGGCGTTCGTCGTAGGCGATGAAAATCTTTAGCGTCTTCGCATACCACATCTGCGCAAACGCCGCGACGTTCAGGCTGAATGGCTTTTTATAGTGCGGCTCTTTATCTTCTCGCCATGATTCGGCATAGAGTTTGCCGATTTCGTTTCCGAGATTGTCGACGGCGATATTGATGTCGTCGTCGGGCTCCAAGATGTCGATCGTCCATTTGCCCATGAACTTGCTCCTTTATTTCTCTGCAACATATCGAAACACGCAAAGGATGGCAAGTACTTGACATCCTCCCCCTTAAGGGAGAGGTTTTACGGCGCGTTGGATAAACAAAACCCCGCCATGCGGCGGGGTATGGCCGGGCTACTTGCCGCAGCCCTTGCGCTTCTTAAAATGCATCATGGTGTATTCCTCCTTCTTGGGTCATTCATTCGTATCATCGCCAAGATATTTGCGCAAGGCTTCGAGGATGCTTGAATCCCATTTCAACTGACGAATAGGAGTCCCATCTGAGTGGCGTTTGTTCACATCCAGCATTACGGCGTAAGGCATTCCTTTCTCAGTAGGCTCCCAACCACCGTTCGGAGCCTTCGTCTGAAAGCCTATATTGGCGAGAAGGTCGTTCATCTGCCGCCCCGATATACCGTCGCACTTCTCACCAAGCTGTGTGGGCGTGAGAAGCTGCCGCTTGGTTGGCGCTTCAAGTTGAACCTCGGCAAGCTCAAGCGGAGAATCGCCGGTCTTCTTTCGCACGATCTTATCGAGCGCAAGCGCTTGCTGATTACCGACGATACCTGCCGCATTGAAGATGGCGACCGTCATACCGGTGATGTCGAAAAGTTGCTGCGAAGCAGTCTGACGAAGCGTTTCTTCCATCCGGTTGAACTCGGCAATGTAGGCTTCCTTAAACCGCACGGCCTCGGGCGTCGTGTACGCCATAGCTACCATCGTGAAGCCGTCTTTGGTCATGAAGTACATTGGCCGGGATTTACCCTGTTCATCGAGATATTCAGCCAATCCAAAATTGGATGCGCTAAACAATTTCGAACATTTAGCAGTAGTCTCGCGAATATCTCGCATAACATGGGCATGTTGTTTACCAAATGCCTCGGCCAACTGCTGCGAAGTGACCGCCGGAACCTGCTTGTCGTTGATGAATTCGAGCTTGACAACTGGGAGAAAATTAGACATAAGAACTCCTGTATGGTTGAAATTGCTGAATGCAACATGGACCATCGCTCCCGCTAGATCAGTTGGTGTAGTAACCTTTATCTAGCACAAGCCCTCCTCGACCGTCAAGGAAGAGGAGGGTTTCCATTTGACACCGATTCACATCTGCACTATATTTTTCTTACCCACCCTATCTCCACCTTCCTAGATGGCCCCCGCCATCAACAAACCCCCGACAATCCGTTTCGTGATTGTCGGGGGTTCGCTTATTTCTTTTTGCCGCGGTATTGTTGATAGGCTACCGCGAGCCGCTGTTTTTGTGTGGGAAATTCCTTGGCCGCATTCGACTTCATGAAGCGCTCGACGAACGCCTGTCTTGTCTCTCCCTTCTTTGGTGTGGGCAGTGGCATGGCAGACTCTACTTCTTTTTGCCGGTTTTCTTGTCATCGCCCTTCTTCTGGAAAGGCAGCGGCCGCTGTTCATCCTTGCCCTTTTTCAGAAAATCATTCGGGGCCTTGCCTTTCTTGGCTGCTCGCTTCGGCATGATGTACTCCTTTAAAAGTATCGTTGGAACCATGTCACTAGCGCCGACACCATACAGGCGACACCAGCGACCCACCCGGTCATATAGAGCGACTGTCGCTCCATTTTCGTGATACGCTTTTCAAGCTGCACCAGCCGAGAGTCTACCACAGAATCTATCTGGGCGCTCAGCATATCAAATTTTACTTCCAGCCGCGCGACAGTCTGTGCTATTTCAAGTTCGTGGCGCGATACGTTGTTTGCTGCCTCGCCCATGTTATCCTCCCCATCCAAGCATAATGAAAAGAAGACGCGAGACTTCATCCAGCATGGGCGGCGGCAATTTGACATCGGGAAAGTAGGTAGTAATGAGCAATCGTACAGGGACTTCCCATACGAAGCACAGGGCGAGTATCCATCCGAGAAAGCTTCGCCAGAGCCGCAGGCGGGAAGCGGGGGCTCCTGCAATTTCCTGTTCGTTTATCTTGGCCTGCGCCTCGGAAAGCTTTTGCTTGTCAGGCAGAAACTTGCCGATCTTATCTAATAGCGTGCCGATGAATGGCACCGCACTCCAGAACGACATGGTGGCCTCCTATGACGGATAAAAGGCAGACGGACGAGGCTTCGTGATATCCACGTCGGCATGAATCCATGTGGGCGCAAGTTCAATACGTTCAAACCCGGCAGCGAAGAGCCCTTTCAAAATCTTCCAGCGGTTCTGCGAAGTATTGCAGCGGATGTCTACCGCCAACCCTTTTGTATGCGCCGACCCGGGTACGCCTCCGACTTCCCGATTGTGTACTTCACAACGGAAACCAGACGAAATAACAAAAGGAATACCGGCCACTTCCCGTGCATGGTCGAGACGCTCCAGCAACTCCAGCGACATGTGCTCTTCCCCGCCTCCGCAATGCCCGCATTTGCAGGCGAACTCCGATAAATTGAAATATTTCACAACTACTCTCTTGCGTTGACTGTGAAAAAGGACGTGCCGAGGTCCGCAAACTCGACGGGCTCTATACCTTTGAACTGCACTCGCCACCACGGATGACGCCCCGCACGGGGCAGACGGAAAGGTCGCTCGCCCACAACCATACGCCGGTACACCTCGGTACCGACAGACGACACCAACGTGAACTCCGTTTCCTTTGTGCGCACCTTGGCTGAAGTGGGCGTCCACAAATTCCCCAAAGCCGCACCGCTCTGCGGCGTTGCCGCAGCCATGCCCGGCTGATGGTGCTCGCCCGTCAATTCCCGACTCAACCATTGGTACGGCCGCAATTCGTCCCCGGAATTCCACACGTACAGCGTCTGGTCTTCCAGCATGAAAAGCGTCCCGTTGCTGCTGGTCTTGAGATCGATAGGCGTATCGGACAGCGTCGTCAATTCGGCCCCCTTCATATCGCCGTAGGGGTCCCCATTGATGTCGAGAAGAAACGTCACAGTATCCGAGACAATGAAAAGGAACCCTTCCCAATACGCCATGCGGACAGTCTCCGGCCTGATGAGCGCCCAATCGTCTTCGCTGAACCACTTCTTCGTCAAAATATGCCACTTTGCCGAAGAGTCAATAAGTGTCACTCCGAGCGGAGAGACGTAGACATAGCCATGCGGCGTCATCACGGCAGAGCTTGAATGCCCACAACTGATATCCGGAAGAGGCGTATCAACGTCGATAACCGGAGTGCACTTTGCATCTTCGCAACTGGAAACATCGATGACATATGGGACGGCATCAGTCGTAACGTAAAGCCGCTGGTCAAGTGCACCCATATGGATGATGGTGTGGTCGAGCGTCAGGTCATACTTCACAGGCCAGTTGTACGGCTGATGATTTTCCGAGAGGTGGACCCGGTTCTTCACTGTCCCGGCCAGTCTGTTCACTCCGCCGATAGCGACGATATTCTGCAACCCCTTCGGCGGCATACGGACTTTCTGCGTTTCGCATACAGGCCCGAGCCCAATCATCTTCACGGTATCTGTGAATGACGTTGTGGGAAATTCAATCGTCGTGACGTACAGGAAATCAGTCAAAGGCTTTTGAGTCTTCACGTCATCCTGACGAAAACCGGTCGCCGCGCGATACAGATTGGCTGCGATGATGCCATACCCTTCCGGCGGCAACGCAATGCCGGAAACCTGTACCGACACGCCGTCCCTGACCACAACAATATTACTGGCTGGAGAGGGGGCGGATTCCTCTCCCCACTGATTTACGTAGGTATAATAATAAGCGCGCGCGTCCGTACGGCGATCACACTCCTCGGCTGCTGTCGCCACCGGCGGCGTCGTCGGAGCCGGGACACCAAGGAGCTGATATACCGCTTGACACTTCCGGTTTACGACAGCGACTTCCGCATCGGCGCTACGCCCGGTCACATAGAACCTCCCCCAGTCGGGCGCGAATTCGGCAACAGACACAACCGACGGCGACGGCCAGTATACAGGACAGCAGCCGTAGATATGAAAGGTCCCCGCTGTCTTCAACGCACTGTTGGTCTGACTGTTTTCGAACACGCACTTCTCGCGCCACGCTTCCAGCCGCCCATTGCGGAGCTTCACATCATGCGCAATCTCGGCATTGAGCGCACCAAGATTATGCCGCGAATAGCGTGGAATGATACCGCAAAAATTACTGAGGGTTACACGCATAATCTAACCTCGCAGGGCAGTAGTCATAATTTCGACGACCCCTGTAGGCACAGTAAGTTGAGGTTCTTGCATTATCGCAGCCTGAGGAGAATGTATGCGCGGATAGATACGTAAGGTATGCTGTCCGGCACTATAAACGTCTCTGGTCCGAACCATGACGCATGTGCCCGGAACCGCTTCTTTGCTGTCGACAATACGTGCACCATCCAAATCGGCAATCCATCGGGTGTACATATGGAATGGGGTCGGGCTTTCTGTATCTCCTGTCGAAGTCCAGCTACCATACCCCCAAAAACGGAAGAACAAAGCCGAAGACTCCGCCATAGTGAAGTTGATGTCATAGTAATTGGCCTTACCTTGGAACTGGTCCGCTTCTGTAGGACCCAATTCTATGTTATCATACTCCTTTTCCAAAGTAGTACCATCAGAACTGAAGCCTATGAACGACGCCACGTTCGTAGCATTGTGCCCCGTCGCGCCATTATATGTCCTGCCATTCCAGTCTGTGACCGAAATGAAACGGACCAGATGGCCTTTCAAATCCGTATACCCGCCGCCACCAGATGAACATTCGTCCGCCGGAAGGTCGCGAATACTCGAGATAAGCCCATCCTGATTGACTGTATAATCTACACAGTCCACACGGAATGTATGGGGCGTGACGGTCCATTCCTTGCGCAAGGACGTCACACGCCCGTACTCGTCGACTGTAATGACCCAGTTGGCTACCCGATGTTCTCCCGGCGTAATGCCTATCACAGGAGCCAGAGACACAGTCGCTGTGCCTTTCTGTGGGTCATTCTCGACATTAATGCCTTCTCCGGGAAGAATAGCCTGAAGCCCCTTGTTCCCGTCATCCGTGTACCCGACGATGTGGCCATAACGATCAATGGAAAGCCCCATTGCCGTCTGAATACCCGCAGCCGATTCCTTATGCGAAACACGGTAGGGATTGGCTCGAGGGCCGTCACCAGTCACACTGATGCCGTCATTGCCTGCCTGCACGTACACACGCTCGCCACCGCCGCCACCATTGCCCGTGATAATAATAGGGTCTTCCGGCGTGCCGGTACCGGACACGTCGATACCATTCTCGCCCTGTATGCTGACACACACATAAGGCCGCCCATTGGCGTCTACACGGAGAATATTGCAGCCCATCGGAGACGGATTAATCCCGCCGCCATCCCCACCTTCACAATCCGTCGGCACAGGCGCACACGGAGACGCTTGGTAAACCGGAATACCCGCCTTCTCGACTCCGACGATACAGCCGTCAGCGATAATAATCTTATCGTAGATGCCGTCTTCGGGAATATCTACAAGACGAGGAGACGTGTACTCTACGCACCCGCCAGAGTTCTGCGCAAGCGACCCGCCCCACGGAAGGCAGAAACGCCATGTCGGGCACGGTGCTTTGGTCTGTTCGGCCTCGATTACTTGGTCACATGTAGGTACATGCCGAGGAACACAATAGGCATCGTCACTCATAATCCCTTCCCGAAATTCATCTTGATTGCGCCTTGCATCTTGTGCTTGGCCACCGAGACTGCGGCATCGCGGAGCATATGCTTAAACGTCTGATAATACTCGGCACCGAGACGAAGATTCGACCACGGCCTGCCGGACATGAGCATTATGCCGGATTTCGCACCTGTTAGCAACAATTCAAAATGCCTGTCGAAAAATGATTTCGGCAATTCACATGCCGCCATGTCTGGCGCTACGGCAAGTGCGATGCGGAACTGGCTGCCGCAATGCCCCGGGTCAATGTGCAACACTTCCTCTACGTCGTCATACCACGCCACCTTCCGTCCGCACGCACGCAGGCATCCCTGTTCCGGCGGTACATAGCTTCGTGTGACGCCACGTACGCCATGACAACAATCCTCTTCGTAGATGCCAAGGATAGCGCATATTTCTTCCCCGTCAGGAGACTCGAGCCTGTATCGCGTCACACAAGATTCGGGATGCAGTAAAGCAAAACGGCGAATCAAGGACCCCTGCCGGGCCGCCGTGTTCGCCGTCTTTCTGATATGATGGAAAAAAATATCGTCCGGTACATTAGGAAATTCAAACCGGAGCTCGTTCACGAAATCACTGAGAGGAACCTTTTTGTAGGGTTCGTAAATCAGCATTTTGCTTATCCTCTTCCTCCCGGTCCGCAAGGGCGAGCTTGAGCAACTGGAAGTACGTTTCTTGATGCTGCTTGCCGACGGACACGATGGCCGCATTGTTCTCGGAATCCACCATCATGGCGCGGTAAAGCATCCATTGCTTCAACATGGGAACAATCTCGTCCGGCACACTGGAATGCTTGTCATTGCCTGTTGGCTGCCGGTAACATTCTATAACCACATGCCGCTTCTCGCCATACGGCACCGGAGGGATAAGCCGGAAACGCGAATGATCCTCCGCATTGATGGAATATCCATGCGGCAGATAATCCTTGCCCCGCTGCACAGGGCAGGGGGCTTCGGGAGCCCCCACCCATATGAATTCATCCGTGTCCAGATATCTCCGCAAACGCCGCGTGATGCGGCCTTGCGATGTGGATAGTCCAACAACACGAAGCACCTTGGTGCAAGTACACGCCTTCTGCCAATACTCACCCGATTCCACTTCGATGACGACACTCGATGTGAACAGGTCCTTCAACCGGTAAGAAACATCGATAAGCCCCTCGCGCAGATACGAATGCAACTGCACGAAAGGCCATCGAACATACTCATGGCCCGGTTCTTGATCGTTCAGATCAAGAGAGACTTCACGGATGATATCGGCAATGACGGCCATGACCTACTCCAAAGCGGCAGCTAAAGCGTCGAGCGAGTTCTTGAGCTTGGCAATCTCGGCAAGAGGGACAGCCCCATCCTGATATTCCACAGGTTGAGGTTTGACCTCTTCATCCATAATGCCGCTGTTGAACCCGCCCGACATCTTGTCGGCGTCGGCAAAAAGTTGTGCTTGCGCCTTCAGGACGAGAAGCCGCTGCTCTTCGTCCGAAAGTTCCCCGGGTTCGACATCAGGCATCCATGCAGAAGGGTCAGTATTGCCGTTCACGTCACAGCACTCCACAAGCGTGGGCTGTTCCGCCAGCAGCTGGTCCCAAGGCAGGATACGACCGGATGCCTTAATCTTCACATACTTCGACCGAGGCAACGGCGGCAGGATATTCTCGGCCCCGAGAGACCGAAGATACTGGTTCCGATGTTCCGCATCGTCGAAATCGAAAACACGTTCCGGGGAATTGCTCATACCAACGCTCCTTTGGTTTGCTTACTTCTTCTTGGGGGCCTTCGTCAGCACCCCTTCAATGTTGGATGTGGGGCCGCCGGAAGGATTAACCTTCATCCGCATAATCGCGCCGCGCAGCGCGTTGGACCCGTTGCTCGCCGGTGTGGTGGGTCCGGAAGGGAAAGACAGCTTTTCCTTGATGGGGAACTTCTGACTCGGAGGCCCGGCATTCTTGGATACGGGACCCGTGATAGTCGTTGCCATAATACGCCTCCTTTAGCCGATCTGCGAAGAGCCGTCAAACGCCACAAGCTTGGCGGACATGTAGACTTCGATGTTCGACTTCCAGATGTTCTTGATGGCTTCGGTCGACCCGGCGGTAATCTTGTACGCAAGGAATACGGTACCGAAAGCCGGGTCGTAGGGACCCGTGGGCTGCTCGGTCTTCGCATCGCGCTTGGCAATGTTGTGGCCGAAAGTGGGCGGAAGACTGGTGAAGTCGGAGTTCAGCTTGGCCATGCCGTAGATGACATCACCTTCTTTCGGGGTGCCAAGCGGGAACTGCGTAATGCCTGCGGCCTGAAGCTCGGCGGCGTGCTCGGCAATCTCGGTATACTTCATCTTGTTCTCGGTGAAATCCCACGCACCGCGCACGGCCACAGGCGTGATGTACACACCGTCCAGCAGAGAGTCGGTCTTGGTCACTTCGAAATAGATGGAGTCCACATAGGAACGGGTCGGAACCCAGTTCGTAAGCAGCAGATCCCCGACGCCCTTCACTTCCTTCAGCATGTCCTGCATGAATTTGTGGGCATCGGTATCGAAAAGGTTCGGCACGAGGGGGTAATGCAGGTTCAGCCAGCCCTGCCCGAAAGCGCCGCACGCATGGGAATTGAACGGAGGCGTGGCATCCATGCGAGGGCCGTCGACAGGCTCCATATAGCGAGCGTAATCGCCCTCGCAATGATACGCTTTAAAATCGGGAGTGCCGCCCCGGAACATGAAAATTTCAGCCATTGTGGTTTCTCCTTAGTTGGTCAGGGGGTCGAAGGTCCAGTATGCCATCGCGATGGCGTCATCGTAGATGACTTCCGCGCCCCAGACGAGGAGGTACTGGTACCGCACGCCGAAGGTGTTGGGGTCAGTCGTAACGAGACGGGATTCGATGATGTTGGAAGCGTAGGCCGTGGCCTTCTTGCTGCCCGCAAGAATGTAGAAGCTCAGAGCGCCGGAAGCGTCCATACGTACCGGTACATGGATGGACTCGATAGGCGTAAAGCCGAAGAGGTCATGGTCCCACATACCGGAAATGATACTGCCGCATTTGCACGACCAGTCGGCATTGGAATACGGGCTCATGGCGAGATAGGTGCGCAGGATGGGCGGCACGATGATGAACATCTCGCCGTCGTCCCAACGGTTCTGCTCGATAAGCGCACGCTGAAGGTTGCCGAGATGGATGACAAGATTCTCCGGCGTCACATGCACAGGAGCCCCGGGCTGGCCGAGGTTGATGTCATGGTTCAGCCCTGCGCCGGTCAGCGAAGTCTTCGGAGATACCTGCGCAATCATGCGGCCCAGAACGAAACGGCGCAACGTCGTCACCGTGGACTGGTACATGGATTCGAGGAGTTTTTCCTCATAGGCCGGCCAACGGTCGCACGCCTGTTTGACGTCCGTGATATCGAACTTGATGTCCTGATATGCGGCGTTACAGATGGTCAGGCAACGCGCCGTAGTGCCCACGGTATTCGGCACAAGCTGCTGGTTCTTCTGATACGAGCGCATGGGGCCGACTTCGGGAGCGTGCATGATCTGGATTTTCTGTGCACATTCCATGACAGGAGCGATGAGCTCGGTGTTGGTGATGCGAGGCAGCCAGTCCTCTTCATAAACCTTGGAAATGATCTTGTCGCTGTACTCGACGCGAGCAAGCGGGGACGCTTCCATCCCGTTAAAACCGCTCGCGCTCTGGAAAATTGCCATGTGTTTTACTCCTTATGCGCGTCCGGCGGCACGGAGCCGCGCAACTTGTTCTCGGTATTGGTCATGTGTCAACTGCCCGGTCTGGAACAGGTCGAGCAAGTCGCGGAGCGTGTACTGGGGAGCGTCCGCCTCGGTATTGACCGCCGCGCCGCTGGCAGTCTGAATAGGAGCTACAGTCATGACGGATTCGGGAGAAGCCGTCTGCTGCTTCAATTGGGTCAGCAGGTCGATAACAAACGCAGTGTTCCCGCGCTTGTACTCGGCGGCTGCGAATTGATCTCGCGTCATGTTGCTATGAGGAGCAATCGGCTGGCTCATGAATTCGCGATAGGCAGGCGTATTCTGCAACTCGAAAAAGTCGGGATGCACCCGAGTAATTTCCCTGTTGCGCGCGTCCACATCGCGCTGCAAAAGCGCATATTCCCGGCGCTGCGCTTCCTCGGCAATCTGCCTGCGCTGCGCTTCGAGGTCCTGCTCCAGCCGTCCGACGAGGTTCGTCTTCGTAGCGCTCAGAACAGCCTTTGCGATTCGTTCGGCGTCTTCCCTGTCGATGGACTGTAGGTCGTCCAACGGCAAGGTCTTAAGCACATCGTCCACTTCCTTGCTGGACAGATTGGCACGCATCTGCTCCTGTTCAGCAAGCAGACTGCGGATAGCCTCTTCCTGCTTCGCGTTACGTTCCGCGAGCGCCCGGCGTTCTTCTTCAAGCCGCTGGAGGACCAGAGGGTCCACATACGGCGTAGGGGCAGGCTGTACAGTTGCTTGAACGGGCGGTTGCTGTACAGGCTGATAGACGGGCTGCTGCGCCGGTTCCACAGGCGTGGCGGCCGTCTGCGGCGTTGACGCGGCATCAGGTGCCGGGGAAGAGGTAGTATTCGCGTTCGTGTCTTCGACAGGTTCCTGCATACGCACCTTGTTGGGATTGTACGGAGGAGTTCTGAATGCCGCCGGAATCTTGGAGACTGCCTGCTGGTCCATGTTCGCTCCTATTGTTTGAACTTCTTCATGAACTGCACAAGGTCCTGATAAGCCGCCGCACGCCCCAACTGCCGCTGCGCAAGCGGTGTGGTCTCCGTATGGAGAAGCGCGTTCAATGCGGTCTTCTCGGCCAGTGCCTGTTCGTATTTCGCGACGGAGTCAAAATACTCCATCAACTCGTCATAAACGCCCGATGCGGCCATCACAGCCATCAGGCGGTTTACACGGTCCTTATCGTCCGGAGTTGGGTACATAACGCAATCCGCTGATGGTATCACGAAGCGGCGAATGCACCGTAGGCTTGCCGGAAGTCACCACCGTAGGAGCGCCCGGACGCGGCGTATTGCCGCCCGGCCTGCCGGAAGTCACCACCGTAGGCGCTCCGGTACCGCGATTGTTGTTTCCACAACGACCACATGCCATTACGCATCTCCTTTGTATCTGAGCCCCATCATGGACTCATAGATATGTCCCGATGCGGGATTCATCCGCCGTCGGGTGTCGCGCATCTGCCGCTCGAAATCCTGCTGGAAAAGGATAGCCTGCGTACGCGCGTCTTTCGGCGCTTCAGACTTCTTCTCCATAACAGGTTCCTTCTTTTTCGATGACATAGGAAAACTCCTTACCCACTTCACGCTTTAGAACGGAATACCGGGGCACACAATCCGTCCTTGCGCATCTCCCAAGCGTCCGGTTCACCGAGCAGGAAAGTGCGCTGGCCGACCACCGTAGTAGGCAGCTCTTCGCCACTGGAAGACCTCACAGGCTCCGCACCGTACACAGCACCATGCGCATTGTGGATGGCCTCGGCCAACGATTTGAGCTGCGCCGAAGAAAGCTTCGCAAGTGCTTCCGCAATAACGACAGCGGAAGCCGCATCGATGCTGGCCAGCATCTCAATCGAACTTGCGGTAATCGTCGAAGCCTGAACGGTAGAGTTTACAATTTGCGAGTTGGTGACGGAAGACTCGTCAATCACGCCGCCTCTCGCAAATTCAAGAGAACAACAAGAATCGCTCATCGGAATCTCCTAGGAGAAGAAAAGGTCCTTGACGTGCGGCGGGAACGCATCAGCGTCGAACATCTCGGCGTAGACCTGTACCTTGCCGATGGCCGTTACGTCATTCAATTCCATACGATAGCTTCCCGGCACCCCAATGATGCCGAGATTATTACACCGTGTCAACTGCCAGCACGAATGAATGGACGTCACCACTTGGTCGACAATTTTATTTTCCTGTATGTCGCTCATGCGAAAAACCCAATCACAGGCCGTAGGCTTCAACAACGGTATGTAGTCGAAAATCAGACGCCGGATACAGACTGCCTGCGGCGACACGATTTCCTTCTGGTCCACCCGCACCTTATGCTTGGCAAGACCGCTTACAAAAAGAACACAGACCTTTCGCGGCGCGACGTCGAAAACGCTGGAAAAAACCGTATCGTTCGTCGCTTCATAAAGAGGAACAGCACTCATAGGAAACTCCCGAAAATGAAACCGATTACCGCTCCATACAACACACCGCGCACCGCATTACAGCACACGCAACCATTCTGCTTGAAAGGAAAAAGCCAATGAGAATACAACCAGTTATAGATAGTATTCTCGGGCTTTTCTATCTCAGTGCCATAATAGTAGCCTTCACAGAAATTGATATGATCTACGAAGAATGCGCAGAATTTATAGAACCACGTCCCTTTCTGCGGCTTCGGCGTATCCCACAACATCACGATTCGCCTCCATTCACATCCGCCATAACACCTTCTCCTTCCGGAGATGGTGGCGCGGGATTCGGGTCAGGACCCGCCGTCACGCCAGTTACTCCAGCTCCGGAGGGCGTCGGCGCGCCAGTCGCACTAATGACATCATCCGGCACACCCATACTGCCCAAAAGCTTCTTCAAACTCCATGCAAGCACAGGTGCGACATTGATAACGCCGTTCAATGAAGCTCCGGCAGAACCGACAAGCTGCAATATCTCCATCGCGCTCTGCTTCTCCATCTCTTTCTGAAGAAGCCCTTCCGCGCCTTTCGTGATAATCTGCGAATCGCCCTTAACGTCTTTATCCTGTGAATACAACATGTTGTAATTATACAGGAGCGTTCCGAGCGGTTCAAACACATCCGTCGTCAGATTACTTACAGCCGCGTGGAAAGCCTTCGTCGCGTTCCCCTGCAACATAGACATCCCACGGAAAGTGCGCATCGCGCCAGACCCCACCGCTTCGCCATGCAGTGCCGCCGGGATGTTCGTCACCCGGTCACCGATCTGCATGAACATCTCCATCAGCTGCATGTACGCGGGGATATTCGAAGGAATATTGAAAAAACGGAGCGCAGGCTGCTGCTGGTTGCTCACATCGCTATCGGCCAAATACATCATGCCCGGCACCACATTGCCGAAATCACCCTCGGACATGTGCTTGATGAGCCGGTTGTAATCAGCTTCACAGAGCGGTGCAGAAGCGTTCGCCGCGTTGCGCATAAGATACCGCAAGCTGGCCTGATAAGCGCGCTCTACATCCCGTAGACGCTGCGCAATGCCGTCACCGGCAATGCGGTCGCCGTTCGTCCGGTAAAAACTTGTGGTGTAAATGGGACGAGTGTCCATTCTCGGGTCCCGATTCACCTTAACCATGATGACCTTATGCCCGGCCATCGCAATCTCGCAGTTATAGAACTCGTCGTCGTCAAGTCCGGTCAGTTCATAATTGGACAACTCCCGCCCGGAGAGTACACCGTAATGCGTGAGTACCTCGATGGGCGAAACGTTGGAACTCCACAGAGAAAGATTCCGCTGCGGGGAATCGGGAGCGCGACTGAGCCACTGGAGATTGAAGTCAACGTTGCTGTCGCAATCTTTCAACAAATCCAGCACGTTCTTCGTTATGTATGAGGGAAGCTTGGTCGCGTCCAAAAGCTGACGCCGCGTCCAGAGCGTCCTTGTAAAAACACAGGAACCGCGCTGCGTGTCAGGCGAATCAGGAGAATAGCAGAAATCGAACGGACTGACCGCACGAAAAGCGGGAAAGACCTCCGTGCTCATACGTGGCTTATGTCTGCCCCAAATAAGCTTCGGTGCTCGTACGATGTAAGGTCCGGTAAAAACAGCGAAGGGATAAACCGTAAAATACTGAAGAAAATCATTCAACGCCCGATTGAAACCGCCCTCGGCACATTGGTCCTCGATGAGGTACATCATGGCCGTGGCCGATCTCTCGGCCTTTTCCTGCTCTTTGCGCGCCTGCATCCGCTTCAATTGCTGAATGCCTGCAATCATACTCGGGCCGTCCATATACTGCCCGGAAAAGAACTCACGCTTGAGCTCATCAAGGACCGCATCCTGCGCATCAGGAGACAACGTTGGACGCGGCGTAGGCCGGATGACCCACGGCAGCTCGGAACTCCCTCCAATAAGGGAATCACGCAGATACGCCATCGCCGTGCCGGTCTTCAAAGCCGTCATGTTGATAACGGCATCGACGCCCAAAGTAGCAGCCACTTCCTTGTCCGCGCAGGAAAGCACACCATTCTGCTGTTGCCAGCATTCTTCGAGCACCGTGCGCAGGCTCTTACCATTCACCTGTTCGCTGGACTGCCACGAGACGGCACCGTTGAAACGACGCAAAACTTCCCGCGCCAACGGATCTTCAGCCTTGGCCGGAATATCTTCAATCTCTTGCAACCACTTGATGCTATCGTTGCTTTCGTCGCTCATGATGCCGCCTAAAGAATTTTGCTGAGGACTCTACGCTTGCTCTGAATACTTTCAGATAGCCGTTGCACTTGCCTTGAATCAGTCCTCTGTCCTTGGTTTATAAGTAAAGCCGCGTATTGTAAAGCATCATGGACGTGGGAAACCTCATTTTTCTCGGGCGACGGCGTATAAGCTTCTCCCGCCGACCCGGACGCCCGAAGCTTCCTATAACGATATTCATGTTGAAAGCCTTTAACCAACAGCTTGCATGTCGGATTCACAAGCAACCCACCGGTATCTACATTCAACATATGCTCCACGACCTGAATACGCAATTTGGGGCTGTTCGATATCTCCGTCACCGCAACAATACCCAATTCCTCAAGCCTGCGCTTCGGCGTGATCGCCTGCCACGAATCACGAGTATTGCTCGGGTCAATGGCCGCTACGACTTCATTGGTCGAGTACTTGGTGCGCAGAAGCGGTACAAGCATCCCATAGAGGAAATTCTCAAGCCCTTCGCCGTCGGCGTAAAGCTCGTCAAGCACGCACCACTTGCCATTTTGATTCTGCAAGATGACGGCGGCCGGATGAATGCCGGACTGGTCCATGCCGATGATGACATTATGGAATGCCAGCGGCTGTATCTCGACGTCCGCCACATGTTTGCCCGTACGAAAATCAGGATAGACAGGCTTGCCATCAATGATGGGCACGTCCAACATGCAATATAGATTATCGACGACGTCCGTCCGCCCCTGCTTGAGCCATGACCGAATCTGGTTGTCGTAATACCGCATCCCACGAGACTCGGCCGGGAAGTCTTCAGGATCGCCCGGTTCCTTCGAACCGAGATTACGAAGATTCTCCGCATTCGGATTCATCTCGTATCGAGTTCCGTTCTCATCGGAAATCTTGAACGCGGCTGGAGGCTGCCGGAAAAGCTTCCAATTGTCCTCCGGATTGTTCATGTACTCATAAAGCCACGACCCCGATTCCGGCATATTGAAATCCATGATGACGCCGCCCCACGAGATGCCGCCCATATCCGCAGGAGGAAAACGCCCGACACGAGCAAGGACGAACGACATGACTTCCGGGCAGATACTCGTCGCTTCGTTAATCCATGCGAATGTCCAGTTCAACGACCGGACGCGGGGCTCGTCCTGCGGCGTGCGCAACGCGAGAAGCTGGAGCTCCAGATTGACCGTGGTACCGTCGGCCAAAGGAAACCGATAGACGCCCATCATAGGCGACCCGGCCATGTTGATATCGCCGTATCCCTGCGGCATGACTTCAACAAGCGACCGCCGCGTGGTTGAGAGCAACTCCGGATACGTCGAACGGACAATACCCGCCCGCGAGTACCGCACACCGTCAGGCGCAGGAGCCTGCGCACAAGCATAGCTCAAAACATCCACAGCACAACAGCAGGATTTACCGGAACCGAAAGGCCCGCACAGCATCTTCACTTTAGCATCGCACTCGTGGAATTCCTTCCCCGTAGGGGACATGACATAATTAAACATCCGTGGCCCCCTCTACTACCTTGAGGTGGTCGAGCTTCGGATTACTGAGGCCCTGCGGCACGGGAAGATTCACACCAACGTTTGTCTGCACATTGACCGTAGCTTCCTTGCCTTCGTTCATCAATCCGCTCGACTTCAGCAAAAGTTCAAGAAGTTTCAATGCTTCCTTCGCCTCTATCGCGCCACTGATGGCTTGCGTATAAAGATGCTCAGAAAGAGCTTGCGCGAGCGTCTGCGAACGATAAACATGCGCCGCTTTGTTGCCGAGCGCGCGCATGTCCTGCATGGCCGCCTTGACCATGACCTGAAATTTGGGGGTAGTCAAAAGCCGACAAAGCGTCGGCTCATCTATATCGTAAGCAGAAAAAATCTGCGAAAGGTCTGTGATGGGAGAACTCGGCGCATTCATAATCGCCAAGTCCTGTGCCAAGGAAGGCCACCGCGCAGGCGACAACGAATTCTGCATAGCTGCCTCCTTACTGCTGCGGCTCAGAATCGTCCGCCTCGCTCGCCAGTACGATGGTAAGAAGCTGCGCACACAGCGTCTCAAGTACGGATACCGGGACATGCTGCCCCCGAACTACCGAAGCCGCCCAAGGCATCGCGCCTTTCACGGCAACAGAGAGCAGTTCGGGGGCAGTCTGAAACTGGCGGTCGTATTGCTTGGCCCTTTTCAACAGACGCTTCGTTACGTCGAATTCCGTTTCAGTCGACCAACTCATGATTCATTCCCCTCCGAAGCTTGTTCCGGCTCGGTGGCCGCACAGAGAAGGTCATGCCCCCATGTGCGATCCACAATTTCATCCTGCTTCTTGCTCTCTTCGTACGCCTGCCCAATCAGTAAATTGAACAGCGTCTGCGCCCGGCTGCCTTCAGTTCCAAAAACAGGCTCGGCCACATAGTAGAGAAGCTCCGCAGGCTTGATCTGTGCAAGGCCGGCAATCGGCTGCGGATAAATACGTACCCCCAACAACATCCTGTCCATCGCCACCACATCCCCATTCTGGGGCTGCGCCGGAATGACGATATTCAATGTCGCCAGATAGAAGGGGTTATCCTGCCCCGACAGCTTCACGGCATCACACGTATACCGTATGACTTTCGAATGGCTGAGGTCCGGCTTCACCATCACAGGATTCGCCGGGTCGTATATGAGACGCCACTTCATGTTCTCAAACACGAGCTCGGATGGGAAAATCTGTCTGTATTCAGAGGCCATAGCATACGCTCCTTATGCTCAGGCTTACTTTTCGGCGCAGAACATCATGACTGCCGCCAGAGTATGCGTCGCTTCCTTCAGGAAATGCTCCACACTCTCCGCCTTTTCAATAGCAGTCATGAACTCTTTACCTTCCATGCGGATGATGTCCGCAATCTTGCCTTCCTTGAGATACTTATCCCATGTCTTGGGAGGATTTTCGACGACTTCGGCAGCATCGAGGATAAGTTCGGGCATGATGCGTTCGGCCCCGGCGACGACTTCTTCAAGTCCTTTGTCGCGTTTGGAACCACCCTTGCCCATACGTTCAAGCTGCTCGCTGAGCCGCTTGATTTCGTGCTTGAGATGCTCGACCGTTTCATCTTGGCGTCCGCCGCCTTCGTGAGCACGCAAATACCCAAGCTGACGAGGTTCATTGCGTCCTTCATCATCGACGAACCGCATGGTGTCTTCGGGGGAATACCCGCCGCTACGCATGAAATTGCGGCCTTCGCCTCGACTCTCGTACTGAGATTCGTTGCGGGGTTCTCCCCGCCGCGACTCATCCCGGCTACCTCCTCCGCCGCCATTCTTGCCCCGTGAAATCACAAGACTGATAGGCATGTGCTTCTCCTTAAAGAGAGGATTTAGGCGGATGCACCGCCAGAGGAGGCCGGCGTGCGGTCACGAAGCGCTGCGAGAATGAGCGCGGTCTGGCCCTGCATTTCATTGCGGGTCTGCTGCGCATTGCCTGCGGCAAGAGCGGTATTGAACTGGAAGGCTTCGAGCTGAGCAATCTTGGCATCCTTGGCCGCAGATTCACGGAGAAGCTGTTCGCGGTCAAGCTGGCTGATAAGCGCACGGGTCTTGTCCTGTTCGTCACGGATGGTGGCACGAGTGGCGCACCCTTCAGCAAGAATGACTTCGCGGGTCTGGCAGCCCTGCCGTTCGATGTTTGCATTGGTCGTGCAGCAGCAGTCTTTCTGGGAACTCACGATATCGAAGGTATTCCTCATGCCCTGCATCTCGACGGCATGAGCGGCATTGAGCTGAGCAATCGTGTTGTCCTTCTGCTGAATCTGGCCGTTCAGACCGGTCGTCAGAACAGCCGCTTCCGTCCGGCACTGGCCCTGCGACAGCTGGCTGCCAAGGTTCGCAATCTCGGTGGCGATACCACCGAATCCCTGACAAATCCCCTGCCCGATCTGCTGCGTCTGGATAAGCTGATCACGACCGATGCCGTTAACGTCGGTACGCATGGTGGTCAGCGTGTCCATGATGAACTGGTCGTTGTTGTTGCAGCAACCGCCACCGCCATTCCCGCAGCACCCGTTATTATTTCCACGCCCCCAAGCGGCACCGGCGGCACCACCGATAGCGGCACCAATAAAATCGCCCCACCAATTGTTGCCGTTATCGCCACTGTTCAGCGAATAAGAAACCGGAAGACCTTCCATAACTGGAAACTCCTATTTATAGGCTATTGAATATATACGCAGGTAGCAAACAATGATCGATTTACGGCTGCTGTACCATAGCCGCCAAATTCACATCGCCTTCCACCTTCGTACCATCAGTCATTGTGAGCGTCAGCTTGATTACCCACGGGTCGGCGGTCGTATTGGTTCCGGTCAACGTGCCGGAAAGGGACTCCACCGTGGGAGGCAACGCCACTTCCGCAAGGGGGGACTCTATAGGCGCGCCGCTGTCCATCGTGGCCGTGGTCTTGGCCGTCAGGTACTTGACACCTTCCCGGTCCTCGAGGGCAAGCGTATCAGAGATCGCCGCCAGCGTACGCGGCATAGGTACCTGAACCTTCTCGGCCGTGGCCACAATCTTGGTGCCGTCGCTCTGCGTTACTTCCGCCTCGACCTGCATACTCGTGACCGCAGGACCGCTATCAGGCGTCTCCGTCGTAAATACCGGAGTCGTCTTGACCGCCGTCACCACCACGTCGTCAGGAAGCTGTACTTCAGCCGCCGTAGCATTGACAACGGACGTGTCCGCAAGCGTCGATGCGGAATCAACCTTGAGGAACCGATGGCCTTCCTTCTCGGCAATCGTCGGCGTCGTGGTGTACGACTTAAGCACCGGGACACGAACTTCAGAAGCGAGCTTTTCTTCGCGGCCGATGATTTCCACCGAGCTCTTGTCATCGTCCCACCGCGTCTTCAGCGTCGCAGTCAGCTCGTGCTCGGCATTCACGCCGAGGAAGAGGTCAGTTTCATCCGGCTTGATATAAAGCTCGGCTTCGTTCGTATCAGCATCGACGACGATATTGCCTACGGCATCAGCCGCTTCGCTGAGATTGAATCTGACAATGGGGGGCGTGCCAGCACCCGCATCCCTTTCTACCGCCGTAAAAGGACCGGAGAAACGGAACGTATCCACGACCTGACCATCGAAACCATTCAGCACCATGTCCGCAGCGGCAAGCGTTTCGGCGACGGAGGCGGCAGTAAATTCGAGCTTCGACCCAAGCGTCGGGCAAGCCCGCTCATCAGGGTCAGGGACAAGCCCAAGAATCTTCTGCTCAGGGTCAAGATTGACCGCCACCGCACGCACTTCCGTCCCGTCATGGGTAAAGTGCTTGGTGAGCGTGATGCCTTCGCAGACCGCCACCTCGAACTGCTTGCCGAGGCTCTCGGGGTCCTCGGTAACCACAAGACCCGGCCCGGCAAGATCGGTGAATCCGGCCTGCAAGCATCCTGCGTCGTCGAAGGAAAGCCCCGAATCACGCGGTGCAAGCTTCACATTGACCGCCATGTCGTGAATCTCAATGCCCTTACCGGACGTATACACGTCCTTCAGGGACGACATGTCCACGTAGGTATTCACGACCGTGCCGTCCGACTTGCGGAAGGCGAAGTGCAGATACCGACCTTCAGGCTGCCCGACGGGATTATCCTCAAGCGCCACGCTCTCCAAAATGGAAGTCGCCGTCGGAATGGACACGGTCGCAACGGGAGCGTTATGCGTGTCCAAAAGGTCCAGCCGACCCGAGAGCGCGTCATAGCGCAGCCCGAGCTTGAGCATGAGCTTGTTGGCGTTGCTGAGGACGATGAGATTGTCCGGCAGGCACCCGTCTCCACGGTCAATGATGGAAGCCGGAAGCACGATAAGCCGCCCGGAGTCGTCGACCGTGATGCAGTTTGCGGCATTGGCCGAGGAAACGGTAGACGCCGTCACCTTGAGCTTGTTTGCCGCGTCGGAAGCAATCATGTTCCCGACATCGGGCGACACGACGTCCGCATAGAGCAGAAGAGCGCTGTCGTCTGCGCGGTCTTTGGTGATGAGATTTCCCGCCTGCTCAGAAACGATAGGCGGAATCTTCGGCAACAGACAAGGATTCAGAAGAATCTTCCCGTCCGCACCTGTGGTGAGAGGGTTGCCCGCCGTGTCGGACAGGATATCCGGACCGGAGATGTAAAAGCCGCCGTCGTTGCCATAGCGGAGATAGTTGTCCTCGTCGGTGGAAAGCTCACGCGGCTTCACCGCAAGCTTCTTATCCGTACCGAGCTCAAGAATACTGTCTCCGTCCGCCGAAACGACGTCGGAAAGCCGCAACATCAACGCACCGTCACCGCCAAGCTTCAGCGCGTTGTCCGCGTCGCCCGAAAGCGCATCGGCAGCGACAGCCGAAAGGCCCTTCTCGACATCGTTCTTGAGCAGCGGCTTGCCCTGCACAGACGAGTCGACCGGGATGAGCGAGGGCTTCAACGTGTCCCCGTCACCCGCTGGCCGATGGCTGTCGTTTTTGTAGACCAAAGGATTGATTTTCGCCATTCTGTAAAGATCCTCACATTCGCCCGTTCGTTGAATTCATTACCACGCGGCTGATGTAGAGTCAACCATGCAGCACCGTAACCATTACTTATTCAACTCAGTATAGACTTCAGGCCAATCGTACACCAAGCGTTCGACTGCCTGTATATACGCCGCGCTCAACTGGCGCAGCGATACCGTCCGAACCACATTATTCGCCATGACCCATTGCACCACAGTGGAATCCGGCTTGGCATCCAACTGCGCCGCGAAAAGGACCGCGTTCATGCGGTAGATGGAATCAAGAGAGGCATTGAATACGAGCCCATCGATTTCCACAACCGCAGAAGACACCGACAATGCGCGACGTTCCTTGGCGCGCCGTAACTTCGCGGCGACGACGGCTTCCTCCGGCAGGCTCTCCAGAACATACGTCTGGACATAACGCCCGTCGGCAAAAACTATCTCCCCCCTCTGCAACACGCTGTTCATCGACATCGAAACCATAAGGACGCTCGCCCTCATGCAGGAGCCACCAATCACCGATTTTACCAGTTCCGTCAGGTACGGACATATTCAGCAAAACGGTCAAATCACGTTTACTGACGATCTCTTTCGTCAAAGGATTAAAATATCTCATACCCCGGCTCCCTGCCTGTTATGTGTTGCGCGCTCGTCACGAGCACAACCGCAGGCGGAAACCTTGCACGATGATTACAGCATCGTGTGGGGCCGTGGTCCGGTGGTCGTACACCGGGCCGGTGGGGGAGCTCGTAACTCCCCCGCCTTTGCCTGAACATACTCTAACGGTTTACGCTTCCGGGGTCACGCGCCGCAACTCCGGCGGCGACTGCCTCCCCTCCCTCTCACTCTGATAACTGCTCTTGCAGTGCTCCCTCTGCCAGAAGAACAGCCCGTCCACGACACGCCGGGGCCATGCCCTCACCCCGTCCCGCGCCCAACGGTAACAGCGCGAGGACAGGGTTTCGTCCGGCCAGCCGCCGAGGAGCGTATTGAGGAGCTGGTCGACGGCGATCAACGTTCGCTTTCCGTAGGTCATGCGGCTTCAACCTCTTCCGGCGTGGTCGCGGCCTCCACAGCCGCCTTGCGTTCCCCGCCGCGCTGCATCGTCCCGTTCTTGTGCTTCATGGCACCGCCAGCGTAGAGCGCGAGGAAGCCCGGCGCGTCGAATGTCAGGCGCTCCAGCTCATTGTCCGGCACCGTGTAGGCATTCCACATCACTGAGTCGGGCAGGCCCGGCATCCCCACCTGTTTCATGATGCAGACGTTCGCCGTATCGGAAAAGTTCTGCTGATCATCAAGCGCGTAGCTGAAATGATAGGTGACTCCGCCCACGGCATAGTCGAACCCGGAAGCAATGGCGGCGGACGTTTCCGCGTCGATCCGTGCTTTCTTCGCTATTTTCAGTTCCTCCAGCGTGGGTACATAAGGCTTTTCTTCGGTCACCATCTCCGGATGCGCCTCGGCGTAGGCGAACACCTCGTCCCATTCCTCTGCGAACTCGGCGGCATACGGGTACACATGGTAAGGCATATCGTTCTTTGTGATAACATAAGAATCGTCAGCGGTCCGGTGGATGATTTGTCCGTAATTCATATTCATATCCTTCTAAGCAACCCTAATTGCCATAAATACACCACCTCTAGTCTGTACAGCAGAGCCTCCAGCGACATCAAATATCTCACCCTCGCCGTTTCTTGAAGTAATGCACCTCCAAGTTCCTCCGGCTGGGAGGACTGAACCATCGGTGCCAACGCGAACGTTAGGAGTGTACAGGCAGAAGTTAGCTGCACCAGCAGAGAGAACTCCGGGACTACAAGGCATCATGTCAGATCCGCCCGTCGGCAAACACCACACGTATAAGGGGGATTGCCCATACGGAGTGCTTCCCCACTTTATGTTTCCCCAGCCCGTAACAAAGAGAGTTTCAGAAGTGTTGGCTACCTGCGCGCGGTCTGCCAACGCAGCTTGTGGAGCCTTTATTGCTCCCCCCGCTGTTGTTACGATGTTTCCTAGGTAAGTGCTGTCAGCCTGCGCCTTGAGCCCACTAGCGTCAGTAGCCCAACCTATGTAGACCTTATTATTTCCCTGCCCCGTGCCGCCACCTTGCTGTATCGGCGTAAACCCAAGGTTCGGTTGTTTGCTGCTCGCCAAGTTATAAGCTGTCTTCACGGCCTTCGCGGACGCCGCCGTCGTCGAATCAGTAAGACTCACGCTGTCCGAAATCTTCGTGAGCGCTGGCTTGTACTTCCCGCCTCCGGTCAGGAAGCTTTCATGCTGCCCGGCGGCTGCGGGCGGAACAAGGCCGCTTGTCCCGGCTGCCGATGCCGTCGCGCCGTCGTATTCGGGTACGGAGATGATGCCGTTGGTGACGCGAATGCCGTCACCAACTTTGTTTCCTGAAAGCAACTGTTGCCAAGCGCCCCATGTCCCTTCTGTCGTATTTTGAATAGTCCTCCACGTAACCGTGCTACCGGATATCATGATCTGAAAGATGCGCCCATTCTGTCCCAAAGTACCAGCTACAATAAGAGAACCGATGGAAGCTCCGGAGATATTGAGAGGCAAAGAAGGACCGTTAGTGGGATTCCCCGTTATTCTATAGTTTCCCGGAGTTGTAAGCGTATTAAAGTCCAGATCTGGCATCTCTTTAGCATTTCCAATCTGCCCCCGCGCACTGGCCATATCATTTTCATTCCCGCCAATCGCCACGTCCGTAACCAGCGACCAGTTCCCGTCTCCGTACAGGAACTTGTTCTGGTCTCCCGCAGCAGGCGCAGGAACAAACCCCGCAGCGCCGGCCGCAGATGCGGTAGCGCCGACGAAAGGCTCGAACCGCAACCGAATCCATTCGCTCCATGTAGGCAAGTCCTTGTCCGCCGAATGGCTGTGTCTCCAGTATATATCGGGCCTGTTCGTCTCCAGCGCTTCGAACACCGCAAACTGCATAACGTCCTTGTCATTACTGAAAGCATTGGTATCACCGAACGCCTGCGTGATGAGCAACGCGGCCGTGTTGCCGTCATAGCCCGACGGCATACCGTCCGTCGTTCCATATGCCTGCAACACGGACGATGTGATTACCTTGTCGGCGTTGGAAACCAGACTTTGCGGATCGCCAAGCTGCCCTCTGAACGCCGCCTGTTCGAGCGCATTACCATAGACCGCGTCGGCAATGCGGTTCTTCTTCGTCACCACATCAACGGCTCGTACGCGGTATCCATCAATCTCTTCGATATATTCGTCGGAGACAGTCACGCCGTCGTAATTAGGTGCGGTAGCCTGTACCAAATCAAACAGCATCGTCAAATCGCCCCGCAGGTTCTTGAACGTGGTGTTGGCGAAGCCGTTGTTTACAAGCAGCGTCATAAGGTCAACATTCGCTTCGAACGCCGTGCCGTCACAGCGCGTCCCCTGCACACGCAAAACGGTCGCAGGAAGCGCACCCGGCGTGCCGCCAAACGCTGCCTCGGCATCCAGCCTGAGCGTGAAGGAATAGCTGACGCTCATATTCGCCGGGTCCGAAGTGTCTACGCTTATCGACACCTTGCTCAACAGCAGGCCAAGCGGCAGAGGTGTATTCGGCGTATATTCCTCGACCCCGGAGAATCCCACCTCAAACTCGTATCCCGTGCAATTGCCCCGCCGTGTAGCGTCGCTTGCGTCCACACAATAGCCGAGATCGAACTCCACATCATTCAACTTGATGGAATAAAGAAAAATGGTATTGTATCTGGCAAACCGCTTCGCTATTTCCGCCTCGCTACCGCTCACCGACCCGGTAAACGTGACCTCGTAAGGATGTGAGGCAGCGGCGGGGTCAAGGCCCAATTCGACATTGTCCTTGCACAATTCTGCAAAACGGGGGATCTCCGATACCTCCCCGCCATCTCCACCCATATCGAGACACAGACAAATCTTCTCGAAAACCACGGACTCAGACGGCACAAGCGTATACGCCGCGTCCACAATGGAATCGGCGCACCCCGGACCCTGAGGGCCTGCCGGACCCACGGGACCCTGCTCGCCCTTCTCGCCCTTCTCGCCCTTCTCGCCCTTCTCACCCTGCGGACCCTGAGGGCCTGCCGGACCCACGGGACCCTGCGCACCCGTGTCGCCTTTCTCGCCCTTATCACCTTTCTCGCCCTGCGGACCCTGCTCGCCCGTGTCACCCTTGGGGCCTGCCGGACCCACGGGACCCTGCGCACCCGTGTCGCCTTTCTCGCCCTTATCACCTTTCTCGCCCTGCGGACCCTGCTCGCCCGTGTCACCCTTGGGGCCTGCCGGACCCACGGGACCCGTATTGCCTGCCGGACCTTGCGGACCCACGGGACCCTGCGCACCCGTGTCGCCTTTCTCGCCTTTCTCGCCCGTGTCGCCCTTCTCGCCCGGATATCCCTGCGGCCCCTGTGCACCCTGAATACCCTGCTCGCCCTTGGGACCCACCGGACCCACGGGACCCTGCTCGCCCGTGTCGCCCTTCTCGCCCGTGTCGCCTTTCTCGCCCTTCAGGTCAACACCGTCATCCCATGTCCCGTCAGAGTTCTCGATACGCAGGATCGTACCATCCCAAACATGCGCAGGAGCGGGACCCTGCGGACCCACGGGTCCCTGCATACCCCTGTCGCCCTTCTCGCCCTGCGGACCCTGCTCGCCCGTGTCACCCTTGGGGCCTGCCGGACCGACGGGTCCCTGCTCGCCCGTGTCACCCTTGGGGCCTGCCGGACCCTGCGGGCCACGCTTGCCACGCAATCCCTGCACAAACGCGGTGTCGTTCCCGACACCCGGAGCCTTCACGCATTCCTCGCGCCCGATATACGACAACCCGCAATCGCAGTCAGGATTCGCCGCACTATTTTTCTTGACGTCAGCCATGTTGTCTTCTCCTTACGAAAATAGCCGGGGCGATCAACTGCCCCGGCTATTTATCTACAATGGTTTACAAACCCTCGTCAATCATTTCCGGCATCCTTCAATGCGATGCTCCGCACCCTGTACATGAGCCGCTCAATACGCGCCGTGCTGACGCGGTCCGGCGGAAACGGGACATCGAATTTTACGCCCCGGTCGAACACCTGCATGAGGGTGTTCATAATTTCATGCTCTGCCTTCAGGACGTCGTTCCATTTGTCGTCACGGGTCCGGCGGTCATAAAGCGCAAGGCGGGAATAATCGGAAAAGAGCAGATGGAAGGCTTCGTGTATTGCGGTATCCCGCAAGTCGTCGAACGTCGGTACGTCCTCTTCGCATTCGAAGCCCGCGATGAGCTCTACCCGTACGACGGCATGGCCGGTCGCAGTATGTTCCTCCACCTGAGCCCGGTAATCCTGAGGCTCGTCATTCACACGATACTGCAAAACCCTGAGAGCCTGCGGCATCCGAAAACCTCGTCCTTGCAAGCCTCGAACACGCGGAAAAACCACAGGCAGACGGCGTCAGGCAGAACATACCGGCCATCATCAAGCCGAACCGACGGCACGCGGGGGGAAGACATCACTCGCCTCCTTTGCAGCAACACCGACCCATAATCCATTCATGCACCTTCTCATGGTCACCGGCGGTCAAATCGACGACGGCAGCGGAAGGATTGCCTAAGGACGCACCCTCCTGCAAATCCGCCGCGAGGCCCGCGTAGCCCGCCATGTCCACGAAATTGTCATCAGAAGGATACGGCGCACACTTCACACGGGACGCCTTCAGCATGACCATCATCACGGCTACGTCGCGGGGCGACACCGGAACCTTCAAATACGCCGCCCACAGGCGGGCAATCATGAGGAAGGTGGCTTCGTGGGGTCCGCTCGTCTCCACTTTTTCCTCAGTGAGCCGCGTCGCGGCGGCGTCCAATACGTCTTTCGGTTTCATATTATACCTCCGTTGCCGACAGATATAGACGAAACCGGGAGGCTTGTCCATTCACCCCCGGAGGTTCGAGGAAGAAGGGGACTGCTTGGACTTCGTGGGATTCGGTTACTGAGTAGTAACATTGGTTTCGTGGGCGAAATATACTGAGTGGGCGTGAGTGTATATGTAAAATTATACGTAGTCTCTCTGATGGCCCATGTCCCCGCGCGTCCAAAGCGCCCCCGGGGGGTGTGGTGGAGGCCTGTCTCTTATACACATCTCCGAGCCCACGAGACTCGACGTCATCTCGT